CAATCCAAAAATTGGAAAATTGTATCATTCAAATAATGACCCAAACAAATTTATATTATTAAATGATTCAAATAATACTCCTGTTGACAACCAATCTTTGGTCTTCGCATATACTCATACACTACGTAGAAATTTGCAGGATTTAATTTCACATTTAAAAAGATTTAAAAACCCTTTTGCTTTAGTTTTTCATAATTCTGATGATCATTTTCACCCTATGCATTTAAATCTTTTCGAGGAAGTTCCTCTAATTCAGCATATTTTTTCGCAAAATTGCTTAGTTTATAATCATGAAAAAGTCACTCATTTACCAATTGGCATTGCCAATTCTCAATGGCGACATGGCGATATTAGCCTTGTACATAAAGAATCTTTAAATAAAAGTTCTAAAGAAAAATTGATTTATTTTAATTTTTCAACTCGAACCAACAAAAATATACGAAATCATTGTAAGTCTACATTAGAGTCAAAGGGGCTTTCTATGTCATCAAATTTGCCGTACCCTGCATTCTTGAAAGACTTACATTCTCATCAATTTTGTGCCTGTCCAAGGGGTAGGGGTATAGATACTCACAGGCTTTGGGAGTGCTTTTACTTGAAAGTAGTTCCTATTTGTATGGCTGATGATTTCTATAAACATTTATCGAAATCTTTTCCTATTTATTTAATTAGTGATTGGAAGGATTTAAACTTCGATGATTTAGATTATTCTAATTTTGATTTTGGAAATAAAAAGCTTTTTTCTTTTAAAAGTCTTAAAAATAAAATTAATTCATTTAAGAAATCATAAACAATTTAACTGCTTACAAATATTTATACCTTCTCCTGTTATTTTTCTCTTTCCGTCTATTTCGATCAAACTTTTATGTAGCAAATAAAGCTCATGATCTCTCTGCAAAGCCGTTTTACTCATTCCTATTTTTGCGGCTAATCCTGTTAAAGTCGCTGAACCGCAGGTGTTAAGAGCTTCTAGGATTTGTTTTTCTGTGTGCGATATTCCAAGGGGAAGTATGCCTACTTGATCACATAGATCTTCAAAGTGTTTTGAGTCAAATAAAGAGATGTCTTTTGCTCCGCAGTATAAATCTATTTCTTTAGCTCTTTTTACAGCGCTACGAGCATTACCTCTAATTGTTGTAGCAACTTTTTTAATACAATCATCTGAAAAGCAAATATGAGGCAAGCAGAGTTTTACAATGTCAGCTAAATCCTCTTGACTATATTTCTCAAAATCTACTGAAGTTAATCTATCTTTTAATGGTGGAAAAATCTTATCAGTTTCTGTTGTTGCAAATATAAATGTTTGTTGTTTAAAATTAAACTCAAATGTCATCTCATTCCACTCAAAATGTTTCCTAGCATTTTTTTCTGTATTAAATATTGTTAGGAAAGCCATTGTCAAGTCCAAAGGTAAAGCGTGACATTCATCAAATAATATTGTTATTTCATTATCCGCTATAAGGGGTAGAAAAATTTGCTCAAAGAATTGCTCATTGTTTTTTATTGTGGAGCAATTTAATTCTAAAAATGATCTCCTATCCCCATCTCGATTATAAAGATTTTTAGCGAAAGATTTCGCAAATTCAGTTTTACCTAAACCTTTTGCTCCCGACATGAGCAAAAAAGGAGCTTGAGAAGTCTTATTAAAGGCGTCTAAATAAAAAGATAATTTCTTTTTTACTGCTTGTTGTCCAACTAAATGAGAGAAATAATTATTCATTTTCAAAATGGGTTAAGGTGTATTCTATTTTGGATTCTAATTGAGGTGTATCATAATCTTTCATTGAACTGTCGTCAACAAAAAAATCGCTTGATTCCTCATTTGTATTTTCGCCCATAAGAGCTTGAAGCCATTTTTTTGAGACGGGTATTTTTGCCTTCCTCCCGACCCAATCAGCTAATTCTTCGTAAGTAATTTCAGTGTACGGACTATATCCTTTTGGTCTACCTCTTTTCATAATGCCTTAATCTTACAAATCTTTTTTTGAAAGTCAAATCTTTTTTTATTATTGACGTTTTTTAATTTTATGTCATATTATATACTATGACTGATCAAATACTAGGCTTAACTTGCATTAGCGAAGAATTAAAAGATAAAGATAAAAAAAAGTATTCTTTTAGAACAATGACTAGAAAAAGATTTAGCGATCTTTCCTTACAAAATGGCAGAGATCAAGCTATCAAAGATTTGTCTAGCAGAATTCTTCACAATGCTCGCGTCACTCGTTACATTATTCGTCATTGCATTAACAATGGTATTTTACATTATCGTCTTAGTTCTGCTCTTTTTCCGCTCATTACAGATGATAATACAGATGTCAACTATGAAGATTTGCCCGATAGAGTTTCAATAAAAGAAGAATTAAAATTCGCAGGTAAAATTGCCAAAAAATTCAATCTTACAATTGGTTCTCACCCCGACCAATTCAATGTTCTTGCTTCTACCAATAGAGATGCGGTAGCTAGAACCATTAAAGAATTAAATTTTCAAGCGAGTGTTCTTGATATGTTAGGTCTTCCGCAAGATCATACTGCGCCAATGAACATTCATATCAATTACACCCCAAAAATGGATGAAAGCTTAGAAATAGTTGCGACTAGATTTTTTCGCAATCTTTCTATGTGCGATAAAGGTGTTTACAAGCGTCTTACTATCGAGAATGAAGACAAAGGTTTTTTTAATGTGGATAATTGCATTAAATTAAGCGAGTATTTGTTTGAAACATTTGGTGCAAATATCCCTGTCTGCTATGATAATCTTCATGATTTTTGCAATCCATCAGAAGATCACAATGTCGCATTTCAAGCAGAACGTTGTGCCTACACGTGGGTTAATCAAGGAGATGGTGATAACAATTTTATTGCTCCTGTGTTTCATTGGTCTGAGGGGACTCCACAAAAACCTCGCGCCCATGCCGATTATTTTGCCCTTGGTAACACTCCGCCTATTATAGCGATAGAGCCAAGCAAACAAGTTAAATGGGAGTGTGAAGTTAAGCAGAAAGATAAAGCTATTAGACTTCTTAAACAAAATTTCCAAAAAGCTTGACATCTCCTTTCTTTTCTTTTAGTTTGGTTATTATGAAAATTATAAAAATACTTATTTCGTTACTTTTTTTAAATTTGGCTCATGGACATCATAAATCAACTTATGATCGAAAAGGGGGTAAAGATTTTGGAACGCCCTTTGGGGTCGAGATGCATGAGATTTTAGATGTGCGTATTGATAGTGAGTTTCCAAAGCTTCATGAAAAACTTTACTCATTAAAATTAGATTTTAGAAAGAAAAATAAAACAAATGCTTTTTCTGAAAAAGAAGAGAGGTATATTATTAACTACCTTGATTGGCATCTTCCTAAAGACCACGTCTTAAAAAAGGCTTTGCATAAAGGTCTTGCTCCTTGCAGAAATTGTGGGTCACGAGTAACCCCACATAGTTTTGGAGCAAAAGCTAATAAAGCAAAATCTTTTATGGTTGGTATATATAGACATAGCCCCTTTTGCAGTTTTTCTATTGAAAAGAAACTTAAAAAAGATTTAAATGCAAATGAAAAAAAATAATAGCAAATTAGAAATAGGAGATTATATAAAAGAAAAATCTTTAAAATTAAAGAGGCGAGTAGGTCAAATTGTATCTATTCTTGATGATGTTAAAAAAAATCCAACACTAGAATGTATTTTAGTTAACTCTAAAACTTTATTGCCTATTGAAAGTTTTTATGGAGAATATAAAACATTTAAAATAAAAAGAGACAACACTAAATATTATGTGCCTCGCCATAAATTGTTTGAAAAAAAATCTTTTGAAATTGGAAGTTACATTTATTATAAAGGGAAAACTCGTTATAAATATGGAAGAATAATTTGTTATCTCAATCAAGAAGAAGGCTTGTATCCAAAATCTTATGATCTTCATAAGCATAATGGAAAAGACTTACTAGAATGCGTTGAGATTAATCCAAATAATTTAAAAAGAATACTAGATGAAGAAAACCATCCTCGTATTTTTATTGCCGACCCTTCTAAAGCTAAAATAGTCCTTCCTTTAGATAAAGATGAGCATGGCAATTCAATAATACCAAGAAAACTTGATGTATGATTAATTATTTAATAAATATTTTATTAATTTTAGCGATTGTAGCATTTAGTTGTTTATTAATGCTTGACTCATGACATTTTTTGTGCAATATTCATGACATGACAAAAAAACAAAAGGTCAGAAAAGTCCCTAAATACCGCTTGCGTAAACTTAGTTTTGGGGAAGATAAAAAAAAGTATTTCCCACGACCATATCAACGAAAAGCGTTGAATGAAATTATGCATGGCTTCATGGTTAATAAAGTTGATCGAGGTCAAGCGATTCTACCTTGTGGTGCAGGAAAAACAGCTATAGCTCTTTGGGCAATCGAAGCTCTCCAATCAAAGTCTACACTAATGCTTTGCCCTAGTTTGTTTTTGGTTAATCAAATTTATAAATTCTTTGCTAAAAATTTGCCTAAAAACATTCAAGTTTTATGTGTTTGTTCCTCAAAGGATGATTTAGGCAATGGTATTGACCAATGGAATCCTAAAGAATTTATTGATGATTTAAATCCTACAACAGACCCAAAAGAAATAGCTAATTTCATAAAGTCTCCAAAGCAAGGTATGGAAAAAAGAAGAGGTAAATCGGGCTATATGTCTCGTCATCAAAAATTTATTATTATTTCCACTTACCAAAGTTCGCCTCGTATAACAGAATCGTTTAGTTATTTAGGTAAAAACTTTCAATTTAATTTAGCTATTTGCGATGAGGCACATAGAACCGCAGGAAAAATAGACAAGCAATCAACTGACATCCATTTTGACGCTAAAATTAGATGTCAACGCAGATTATATATGACTGCAACTCCAAAAATGAGTCGATTATATGATGAGGATTTTGCTTCCATGAATGACCCTGCAATTTATGGTGAAGAATTAACCTATATGTCTTTCAATCAAGGCATTGATAGCGGTTTTCTTTCTGATTTTCAAGTGCAAATTTGTGGTCACAAGAAAGCGGATGGTTTGTTAGGAGATCAAGACGAGCAAAATGCTAAGATTAAAATTGCGGAACGCTTTATTTACGAAAGTGGGTGTTCTCATGTTCTTGTTTTTTGTCAAAGCATTGAGAGAGCTAAATTTTTCTCAGATAATATTAATTTAGAGGGTTATGAAATCTTTCATATAAATGGAAATTTACCCAATAAAAGTGATATTTTGAAGCGATTTGAAGATGCTCCAAAGGCAATTATCACTAACGCTAGATGTTTGACTGAGGGCGTCGATGTTCCAGGTATTGATTGTGTGATTTATAATGACCCCAAGCAATCAGTCGTTGATATTGTTCAAGGTATTGGTAGAGCATTGAGAGGTGGAGAAAAGGTTAGTCAAATAATGCTCCCCTTATTGCAATCTGATAATCAATTGGTAGATGAGCTTGTTGACGAAAAAAATTATAAGTCAGTTATGAATGTCATTAGTGCAATAATGAGTCATGACGAAAGAATTGTGGAGAATATTAATCAGTATGTTTTTATGAATAATGTTGGTGCTCTTGATGGAGTTCGTGAAACGATTTTGTTTCAAAATTTGCCTCAATTTCTCCAAGATGGTTTAATTAAGCTTACCCTTGATAGAGCGAGTAGTATTATGCCTTTTCATTTAGCCAAAGAATATGTTGCTCCTTTAAATATTAAAAGTCTTAAAGAATGGCACGATTACTATGACGAAAATTACCCCAAAGGTTTACCTAAACATATAGAGCAACCAAAGTCCGAAACTCATCCTTGGCATAAAGATTGGAAAGGGTCGGCAGATTTCTTTGGTTATATTAGTCAAAGACAAGATTGGTTAAATTTTGAAGAGCTTTGTAAACTTGTCCGTAGTTTAGGTTTTGAAAGCATGATTGATTATCATAAATGGTGGGATGGTGATATGCCTCATTTGCCCCCAAGACCAATTAATATACCTAAGCATCCCAATGGGGTATATGACGATTGGAAAAGTTCGGCTCATTTTTTAGGTAAAGCCGAAGGGGATTTTGTGTCCATAGAATTTGCGAAAAAATTTGTTGCAACTTTAAATTTTCAAAGTATTGAGGGATATAAAGCTTGGTGGCAAGAAAATGCACTTTCTTTAGATTTTAATTTACCTAAAAATCCTCAAATAGCTTATTTAAATAAGGGGTGGAAAGGTTGGAATGATTTCTTAAGCAAGAAAGCTATTGTCTATTTATCCTACTCGGAATGTCAAAATTATTTAATAAATATTGGCATTACTAGCAGTTCCCAATTTACAAAATGGAAAAAAGGTGAACTTAAAGGTTTTCCTGTGAAGCCTGATAATGTACCCAACTTTCCTCATTCTACATATAAAAAAGAATGGCAAGGTTGGAATGTTTTTCTTAAAACGGAAAGTCATTTGCGAGAAATAATGAGTATGGAAGAGGCGATGAAGATAGTTCAACCTTTAAATTTTACAAGTAATAAGCAATTCTCGCAATGGGTGAGAGGTAAAATGCCAGATTTACTTGTTCCTCCACATGATTTTCCAAAATCTCCCGAAAGTGTTTACAAAAGACAAGGGTGTTGGCAAAATTGGGGTCATTTCTTGGGTTATACCAATAGACTCCAAGAATGGCTTCCTTTTTCAGTTGCCGTTAAAAAAGTCAGAGCAATGAAAATTAAATCTCATAAGGAATACAAAAGTATAGAATTACCTCTTGGCGTCCCTAAAAACCCCGATTGTGTTTACAAGAATGAATGGCAAGGATGGACTTATTTTTTAGGAAATGAAAAATTTGGTTCTTATGAAGAATGCAAAATTTGGGTTGCTCCATTAAAATGTCCTAGTGCTAATTATTGGAAGCGTACTCTTGATAAAAGTAATTTCCCTTCTTTTATCCCTAAAGAGCCTCAAAAGGTTTTTGAAAGATTAGGTACTTGGAAAAGTTGGGATGATTTTTTAAGTCTTAAATAATGCTTGACTCTTGATTAATAATTTATTAAGGTGTTGGTATGGTGCAAATAATAGATGGCAATCTTCTTGATTTTCCAAATGGTATTGACTTTATAGCTCATTCATGTAACACTCATAATGTTATGGGTGCAGGAATCGCTAGGGAAATAAAATATCGCTACCCTAATGCTTACTCTGCCGATTGCCATGCAATGATGAAAGGCGATAATGTTTTAGGAGATTATAGTTTTGCGGTGACTGATGCTACCCAAAATAAAGGTATTTATAATATGTATACCCAATCGAAGATTGGAGATGAAAGGTCAGTTAATTACGAAGCATTTTATGTTGCATTAAGTAAAGTGGCGGTTCATATTGAATGGCAATCCAAGCATGAGGGGGCAGAAAAGACTCTTGGTTTACCTTGGGGTATTTCTTGTGGACTTGCAGGGGGAAGTTGGAATGTAATTTTTTCTATGATAAATGATATTTTGATTGACAGAAAATTTAAAACCTATATAGTTAGATACCATGAATAGATTTGATTTAGAAGATGCAATGAGTGACCTTCACCAAATAGGTGAAGATATAGAAACAATTATATATGCCATTGGGGACTCCCCTATCAAGCATACTGAAGACCAACTATTAAATATGTTGATCGGCATGAAGCAAATGCACGAAACTCGCTATCAAAAAATGTGGAGCATATTTGAGTCTTTAATTAAAAATGGAACAATATCAAATAAGGAAACACAAAATGATTGAACTAGAAAAACCTTGGCAAGCACCCAAAGAAGTTGCTTTAGCAATAATTGATCTAGCACTAACTCATATTAAAAAAGTTGAAGCTAATCCCGAAGTCGAAACCGATGGAGATAATTTTGACTATTGGAATAGTTACCAACTAGAAGATGGTACTTACATAGATTACAATATTTATTGTGGTGATAATGTTGGAGAATTTAATTGGAATAATGAGTATAAATATACTGATCCTAGCGAATGGTCTTGGGATGTTGCTTGCTATGCAGTTGATCCACCAACTGAAGATAATCCTTATCATCAAATAGATACAGATAGAACAAATTATTTATTTAATTATAATAAAGATGGAAGTGGAAAAATTATATTTGAAGATTAATATAATTATATAAAAGTTTTATTAAAATTAAAAAATGGATTCGGAAGGTTGGCTTATATTATTTCTTATAATGATTATATCCTTCTTGAGCTTTTTATTATTTTATTTATAACTTTTTTTCTTATTAAAGCGGGTATTTAAAAGATATTTTTGTTGACGTACTCTATTTTTTCTATAATATTTAGTTTGTTATGAGCGGAGAAGGTTTATCAGTAAGTTTTAAAAGAACATCAATGACTGCAAAGTCTAATCAAGAACTTCTTAAAGAGTTTCAAAAGATTATCTATGCGAGTCTTGTCACTAGGCACATGAAATGGTATGGCAAAGATCATAGTGTTGACATATTAGAGCATGGTGACGATAATCGACCAAAATGGCAACAAAAATATGTTGCAATCAAAGATACTTTTCAATTTGAGATTAGTGTTTGTGAGTCTTGGTATGAAGATGTTGATCTTTACGAGTCACATGAGAGAGAAGATAGCTTTGTATCTCTTGCTAGAAAGTTTGCGAACGATAATGCTCTTATGTATTTTCCCGATGGTTTTCCTGCTGAATGGATAGAGCAAGAAACTATTGATGGAGAAAAACATTGGAATCATTATAATGTAAAACCCGATGATAAAAACATCGACAAGATATGTGATGTATGGTATCGTTATGGAGTAATGAAATTACAAGCATTTGATGAGAAAGTTGAATCTGAACTTTGGTATGAAGCTAGAGACAAAATAAAAGAATTAATGGAAGTAAAATGAGTCTTATCTCTTACATTGCAGTTGATTGGGATAAACCAAATCCAATTTTACCTAAAAGACCAATCCTATTAACAAAATGGGAAGCATTTAATTTAAATAAGCAATTATTATTAAATGGCGAAAAGAAAAGATATGTTAGAGAAGAACTTGCATTAACCTTAAAAAACGTAAACAAAAATGAGTGCAAAAAATAGTCATTTAACAATTAGAGAAGATTTAGTTGAAGAAGGTTTGTCCGTACCTGTTTGGTTTCTTGATTACAAAGAAGATACTCATGTAGAAGATACTCCTACATTAGATATTGATTGCGATTATTGTACGGATGGAGAAGAGTTAAATGATTGGGGTGCAAATATTATAGTAAAGATTACTGATCCCACTCAAAAAGATCAATATGGCAACCCTTGGAAAGATAGATTAGCTTTTGCAATATCAGCGGGTTTTGATTGGAATTAAATTTTGATTTTTAAAGTTTATTAATTATTATATAATATAACAACTATATTATATATGAAAAAAAAAGGTCTATTCATTAGTATTCCAAAAAATGCCTCAAGAACTATTCAAAGAATGTTAAATTGTGCATTAGTAGATGGAAACTCACAAAAAGTTATCGCTCAAGTTTTAGAGCAAAATTTCATATCAGATAATCATTGCAGAGCTTCTGTAATGAAGGAGAGGTATGGAGTGCATTTTGACAACTCCTTAAAGTTTTGTGTTATACGTGATCCTTACGAAAGAGCAAAGAGTTGGTATCTTTATCATAAAGAATTAGGGGCTAAACCTTATACTATTTTAAACTTTAATAATTGGATTTTAGCTGATTGCCCCCATCATTGGGGTTTTCAAAATGGTACTTTTTATTCAAAGTATTCTTTCCCTTTAAACAAAAGAAGAGACTCTAATTACAATCCAATTCATCAACATATTTTTGTTTGTGATGATAAGGATAATCTGATTGTTGACAGAATCTTAACAATGAAAACCCTTCAAGAAGATTTAGCTAAAATATCTAATGAGTTAGGTTATCCAATTAATTTGGAACAGAAGAAGGTTAACACAACAAAAACAAAAAAATCTTCTGTTAATTTCTCCAAAGAGGCTAAAAAACATTTAAGAAAACTGCTAAGTAAAGATTTTGAAATCTTTAATTTTGAAAATCTTTTTGATATGGATGATAATTTATGATTGAGCAAATGTCTGAAGATATTTTCTTTGGAAGAGGTTACTCAAAAGGTTATTCCGACGCTCAAGAAAATCTTTCTAAAAAGTATAATTCCATCATCAAAGATTTTAAATTTAATTATTTTTGGCGCTCCACAGAAGAAGAGTCTCCACCAAATAACTCTCTTTTGGTTTTTTATTCCAAAAAAGATGGTTATTTTATTTGCGGTTTAAATCCCTCAAAAGATAATTCAGCGGAATATTGGATGGAAATACAACCGATAAAAAAATGAATCCTCTTTTTCCAAACAAAAGAGAACCCGAAGTACCGCCCGATACGTGTCCATATATAAATTTCATTCAAGAAGTTCTTGAACAAATAAAAAATAAATCTAAATCAGAAACAATAGATTCTCAAATACAATTAGTAAATGACACTCTTGAGTACATTAGAGAAGCTAATTCGTCCTTGAGAGAGTGTGGAAGGTTTTGGAAACGTAAGTATGACAATAAAGGTAAAAGAAAGTCTTGACTCTCTGTATGATATTTTGTATATTATACTTCCGCAACATGAAAACCTTACATAATACTAAAAATTGCAATTACAGAAGATTTTTGCACAAAAAATTAAAGCACGGCAAAATAAGTGGCAAGTTTTATAAGTTTCTTTACAGAAACTTCCCCTATCGAGTTACCGCAAGAGAAGTGCAAGTTTGCGTTCAAAAAGTTCTTTATGGTGACATGAATGAAAACAAAGCTATTGCAATATTAAAAAATCAAGGCAATGAACTTAGAAGGCAAAGAGAAATGGCAAAATCAAATTGGGAGTGTAGAAAAAAAATTGAAAAATAAAATTAACGAAATAAAAGTTCTATTTGGAGCATTAGGGGTGTTTTTTCTCTTGATTTGCTTTCAAATATAGTATATACTAACAGGTAATGAATAAAGAATTATATAATATGTTAAAAACTTCAGCGGAAGCTGATATAGCTAAAGCAAAATTAAGTTTGAAATTATTAGGGGAAATACCAATTGGTATTGGAGATCATTCAACTACTGATTTTTATAAAAATGCGGAAGAATCTCTATCATTATTAGATGATGCCGAAAGCAGGTTAGAGACATTGAATCAATTTGTTAAATCCCTTGAAATACCTATAAACAATGAAAGAGATAATACTTAATACTTTAAAGGAAATAGCTTGTGCCAACACAGGTACTTGTCAAATTAATTTGCAATCCGAATCTGCTCAAGAAATGATTGCTAATAAATTACTTGACAAACTAGAGCCTTTTGTTCAAAATGAAACAATGCAAATAGTTGAAGATATTATTTTATCAAATGGAGATTATGTAGGAGAAGTTCATGAATGAGGAACATATAAAGTCTATTGTTGATGCAAACATACTTATCATTGAAGATATGCTTAATAATGGAAATCTTTCAGTTGAAGAATTACAAAGGGTTTCCAACAGAATGGGTGATTTAATTGAAAATCTTTCTTTTTGGTTTGAGCAGAATAATTCTGATAGGTTTTTTTATGAATTAAAAATATATTTAAATTGGTTGTTAGAAAATTATTCTTGATATGGCTTGTAAAGATGAGAATTGCGTTTGTAATGATAATAAAAATAAAAATATGGACACAATAGATAAAATTAGAAAAATTCGATCTGAACGAGTAGAGCAATTAAAAGAAAACATTCGTGAATTCAACCCCGAAGCATTGCTCGCAGATGGGCATGATCATGCAATTATGGGTTATTCTAGCGATGGCAGAGTTGTTTATTCTACTGACCAAATCATAGGGGGATTAATAAATGAAGGCATGAGTGAAGAAGACGCAAGAGATTTTTTCCATTTTAATATTGAAGGCGCTTATGTTGGCGAATACACTCCAATTTATATGTATGAGGAATAACTAATGTGGAATTACAGAATAATTAAAGACGAAAATGGCTATGGTCTTTATGAAGTTATGTATAATGACGATGGAGAAATTTTTGCTCATTCTGAAAAACCCGAAATAATAGGTGAAAGCCCCGAAGATTTACTTGAATCTTTGCAATTAATGCTTAAAGATGTAAAAAAACATTTTAATTATTTCTTTCCGTGTGAAATTAATGAGGAAAAAATATTAAAACTTGGCAAAATAAAATTCGCAAAGCCATGTGAAGACTTTGAAAAAAGCGAAGCTATAACTTATGAAGAGTTTAAAAATATACTTGACAAATTAGAATAGCTATAATAGTATTTTAGCTATGAAAACATTTGAAATAGAAATAGCAAGCACAACTTATCGCACTTATCTTGTTGATTCGGAATCGGAAGATGATGCAGTTATTAAAGCTTTTAATGAGATGGATGCTGATTATGAAGTAAGCAAAGCATGGAGACAAAATGCTGAAGTTAGTTTTATAGAAGAGAGAGAAAAGCCTAAAGATGATTCGGAGCTTGACAAATTAAACCAAGACTTATAAGGTAAAGATATGAATAAATACGAAGAAGCACAAAAAATAGATAGTTTGTTTGAAGTTGAAAGTGGATTAGATACTCGCCTTTTTGAGTTGGCGGGTTATCCTCTCATTGAAGACCTTGTGGAAAAAATGTTTCAATTAAAAGAGGAGATGAACAAGAGACTTAATGACAGAGCAAAACTTTTAGGTATAGGTGGAGAGTTTGGTGTTGCTCCACCCGATACATCTCATTTAAATAATGATGATTTTGGTGCATTTATTAGAGGCGAAATGACGCAAGAACAAGTGGAAGCAAAAAGATGAAAATGATTCGCACAATAATTAATTGGTTTTATCGCAGAAAAGATACTCGTTCATCTAAAAAGAAAATGGATAAAATAATGAGTGAAGTTAATGGCGACTTCATGGATTACGATGGCATGGGAAACTATGGTAGATTTCCACCGAAAAAATAAACGCTTGACAATAATAAATAATTCACATAAGGGATGAGCATGAAAAAGAAAAGAGGTTCTATTAAAACATCTATAAAAGACATTATAGAATATTGGATGAATTCGCCAAAATATGCAAATGGTGACGAGGTTGGAATGGCAATAGATCAAGCTGATTTAGATGTAGATGGGGGTAGGTGTTGGAGATGTGGAACGACAAAAAATATTCAAAGATGTCATATAATTCCACATTCTCAAGAGGGAAAAGATGAACCTAGTAATCTATTATTATTATGCAGAGATTGCCATAATGATGCTCCTAATGTATCAAATGCTACTGCTGAAGATTTTTTTAATTGGATGAAGAATTCAAGACGATCATTAGAGCAATATTTAAATGAAAATGGTGCAGGATATTGGAATATGTTGGGTTCTTATCCCCCAAAAGGGCAAAGAGGAAATTTTTGGAACTTAAAAGTTATAGAAATAGGTATAAGAGATTTTGATTTTAATATAATTAAAGAAAAAGCTAAATTAAGTCTTCAATTTCATCGTTTAGTTAATAAAAAAAAACCTAATCCTGTGAATGTCGATTCTTTTGACGAAGAAAATGTAGAACTTATGTTTGCAACATCTGAAGTATGGGATTGGATTATGTATTACATTGACGCAATAACTCAAGTTGGTCTTCATTTCAAACAAGAAGGTGAATTTAGTCAAGGGCAAGCTAATCTTCAATCAGAGGCTTTAGCAAATATAAATAACATAAAAAATATCAAATCTTTAATCGAAGATAAAGGTGATAATTTCATTTCTTATTTAAATGACATATTAGATGAAGAATCATTGAAAGAATTTAATGAAAAGTTAGGTTTTGATTTTTTCTTTAAAAAAGAGTTGACAACATCAATTGACTAATATAAGGTATAGACATGAAAGAAATTATAGGAGACGATTATCCAACTTACGAAGAATCTGTAAACATGAGTTTAGCTGAACAAAAAAAAGATTCAGCTTATGCTTACATGACGGAAGTAGAGCATGAGATTAACAAGCAAAATATCGAAAGATTAATGAAAGAAAATTTTGAACTTAGACATCGTTTATCTTGTATTGCTGATGATATTGAAATTATCGACAGGCATATCCAAAATAATTGCAATAAAAGATTTAAAAGACCAAGTCGCAATAAGGATGGTAGTGTCTTTGCTGAACAAGCATGGCATAATATTACTAATGTGCAAATTGCTTGCGATTTAAATGATGACGAACCATTAGAGTGGGGCAGTAAAGTTAAAAATGAACATTGATTACAAATTACTAGAAGAACAAAGAAATCATTTGCTATCAATTTTATGGCATGATGATAAAGGTGAAGGTATTTATGGATTACTTGATCAAGAAATGGGTTGGGGCATTGTTCATTTGCTAGACCATTTGCTTGACGAAAACTTAAAACAAGCAGAACTTGACAACTTAAATAAAGATTTATGATAATTTTGCTTTCTAAAGTGTTATTTTATTTCGGGAACTTTATTAGTAAATTTTTATATTTTAATTGTTTTAGTTTTTTGTACCCCTGCTATAAAAAAATAATGATTTTAAGTTCTAAACTTGACAAAGATGGTAAAATATGGAAAGATGTATATAAATCATGAAAATATCAATTACAACAAATAATAAAGTATTTAGCGTGGAAGATGAATTCGGTTTCGACTCCACAAGCGTCGATGAGGCGGTAGAAATGTTTAAAGGTTTACTTGTATGTGCAGGATTTCATCCTAGTAATGTAGATGATGTATTCAATGTGGAATATACATGGTTCACGGAAGAAGAAAAAAATGATAATATGCAAGGTCATCTTAAAAACGACAAATTTAACGAAGGTTATGCAAAAGGTTGGGATGATGCTCTCCATAATCAAAAAGTAGAAAAGTTTCAAGATGACTTGTATAAAAACATTGATGGAGAACATAACTGAATAAAATTATGATTCAAATAGAAGACGCAAATCAAGAAAAGTATCACATAAATCCGAAGCAAGTCATTTATGTTAAAGAGAGGATGCACATGGGGAAAATGATGTATAAAATAATGCTTATAAATGGTGAGGCATTAATGACAGATAATGAACATGGAGCAAAATGTATTGTTAGGTCAATTAAATCAAGAAACTGAACAGAGGTAGAAAAATAATGAAAGTAACAGAATTAGAAGTTAAAGAAAGTTTTGATGGTGAATTGTATTTTCGGTTACCCGATGATTTGCTAGATAGATTAGGATGGAAAGTGGGGGATGAGCTAAAGTTTATCCCGCAAGACGAAGCGTTTATTATTAAAAAAGTGAAATACGAAACAATTGAGCTTGATTTTGATAATGAAGAATTATTAAAGTATATGATGCTTGCACATGAGCAAAATATTACATTTAATGAGCTTTGCGAGAGAGCAATAAAAGAAAAGCTAATTGCATTAGAAAATGATTGAAGTTTCTGTAAATAAAAATATTTTAGATGAGGCAAAATCTCGCAATCAAGAATTTTTTGTTAAGTTTGGAAATAGTGGAACTCATAGAGAGAACAAAGAACAAAGAATGACAGGTTATTTAGCCGAGGCTTGCATTAATGATCGTTTTAATGATTTTTCATATAGTGATCATTTTAATGTTGACTTTTTATTGGATGATAATACGATAGATTCTAAAGCTCAAGGTTGCAACTCAAAACCTCTTGATTATTATAGCGCAACACTTTATGAAGAACAAAAAAAAAGGAAAACAGATTATTATATATTCAGCAGAGTAAAAAAAGATTTTTCAAAAGTTTGGATATGTGGGATTATATCAAAAATTAAATTTTTTAAAATTGCTAAATTAAAACCTAAAGGAACAAAAACACAAAATTTTGTATATGATCAATCAAGATATGAAGTTCAGTATAAAGATTTAGCAGATATTAATGTTTTTTTAAAATGGTATAAAGGAGAATTAAATAAATGAAGAAAGAATATGCAGTAGGAATAAAAATCATCAATATGTTCTATGTAGAGGCAGAAAGTCGAGACGAAGCAGAGCAAATAGTCAGAGAGTATGATCCATATAAAACTCTTGACGATTGTGATTTTAGTATTGAATATGCTGATCCTACAAATGGAGAAATCGCATGGAAAATAAAATCCAATGAAGTTGATTGGAAAAAGATTGATCCCAAAAATTTTGATAGAAAATATGAATAAAGAAAAATTAAATAAAGAAATTCGTAAACTAGAGATTGAATTAGATTATATTGAAGCTAAAGAACCTCATAATATAAAATATATAATGCAATTAGAAAAAGATATAGATAATTTATACAAACAATTAGAAGAATTAGAAGATGAAACTAACTAAATATCAAAAAGCTAGATTACTTGAACACGAATGGGATGTAATCACAACTAAAAATGGAGAAAATTGTGCATGGATTAGCATTGCTCCCGAAGATGGAGAAATTTTTCAAGCCTGTCTTGATGTTTTTGGGTTGACAGGAGATGGTGAAGATGTCAAACTATTGGTAGTAGCAACTAACGAAGGAGATTAAAATATGAGAACCACACGAAGAGAATCAAGAGAAGGTAATCCCGATTATGACGAAATGAGATACGACCTTGCAGAATATGAGGCAATGAACATGAATGTCAGTCAAATTATTGAATATATAATAAATGGATTTGAAGGATTAGACAATTTGCCCGACATCGAAATAAAAGAAGAATGGGAGCAACTTTTCGGAGAATTTAAAAATTGGGAGACAAAATAATGAAATTAGAAAAAGCGATAGAATTAGTTTTAAATGAAGCAGAAACCTCTGCTCTTGGTGATGATGGTAGCGATGTGCTTGATGCAATTGAAGTTGTTCAAGCGTTTTACGATGAGCATGGTCATCATTTTGCAAATTTTTCTGTTGACAATGTTGAAAAAGTTTCCTAGGATTTAGTTTTAATAATTAAACAAAGGAGATGAAATGAACTATTTTACAAACACAAATGTCCGTTGGAAAACATGGTCGCCCGAAAATGTTATCTTTAAAAGTAATCAATTAGTAAAGAAGGTTTTACCCTCTGAACATATTTTGTCATGGAAGAGTAAAGGTGATCGTGACCGAAAAATGTGCGAGATGACAGGTTGCAAAGCAATCCAACATAGTCCGCATGGTGGACAACCATTTACATATTATACCAAAGAAAACTATAAAGGAATTATGGTTCAATTAAAAGATGTAAAAGATGATTTTCCATCTGCTAATATTGACTTTATTGATTGGACAGAGAGAAAGGATAGTGTTGGTAACCCAAAAGGTGCTTTAGATATTTTAGTTTATTTAAATTCTTTTCATCAACCTTGGCAATATGTTAAATGTCCTCAAACAGGAAATTGGGTCAGAAAAAGCACAGGTAATCCTGCACCATTACGAGAAGGTTATCGTATGTGTTATGGTGGACAAGGTGATGCTAATGCTTTAGACTTTGACGAATTCCATGAGATGGTTCAAATAACAGAAATGATCAGAGATTTTCTTGTTGATGTTATTATTCCCACAAAGAATGGTGAATTGATTGAAGAAGATTTGTTAGTAGCATAATGCCAATTTATTGTAACGATAATATATTATTATATGTTGGTGATAATTCTTTAGAATCATATAAAGATTATTTAAAAGAATCAGAATTAAAAGAAATGAAAGAAGAAGTAAATAGAGAAGACATAAGTAAAGAAGAATTTTATTTGTATAATATTATTAGTTCTTGCGAGTCCATACTAGATGATATGGAAAATGGGGCAAATATCGAACAAGCAGATTTTAATAATCTTGGGTATGTAGATGGCATCATGCTTCGTATGCAACATAATGTAAATAAACAATTAAATCCAACAAATATAAAAGATGATTAAATTATTAGAAAGTTTACCCGATGTTTTTTATGCTCTTAATATTTTAATTGGTTGTGTTTTGGTTTCTTTATTTATATTAATCATTTTAAGCATAGATTCTGATTAAAAACTTGACATTGCATAATTCGTGTTTTATTGTCTCATTATGGAACTTAAAAAAGCACAAGCACTTACTCACATATTAATGCACAAGCATGGTTTACTTGGGCATTGGAAATTTCGTTGGCATAATAAAAAACGCTCACTTGGTACTTGCAGTTATGTTAAAAAAATAATTTATTTAGCGAAATGGTATACAGAATTAAATGATCAATCACAGGTAAAAGATACAATTTTACATGAAATTGCTCATGCTTTATCTTATGAAAGATATGGTCGAAAAGGCATTGGTCATGGTAAAATTTGGAAATCAATTTGTAGAGAAATTGGTGCAGAACCAAGGGCTTGCACAAAGGCAAAATTAAATCATCCAAACAACCACTATAAATATATCGACACTTGTTGTGGGTTAACTTTTAAAAGGCATAGGTTGAAAAAAAATGTATCTTACTCTTGTCCAAAATGTCATGTTGGTTTATTCATTAGCGAGAAACAAAAAAAGATAGATCGTGTAACAGCGGAATTAGTAAATGAAATATTTAGTGCTTGACACAATTTAAAACTTATATTAGGATAATGATATGACTTATATATGGAATAGAGCGGATCGAGTAGACCCAAAACTTATGCCAAAAGCTATCGAGGATGCCTTCGATAAATGGACTAAAGAACAATATAAAAATTTTCAAGATTTAACTGAAGAAAAAAAACAAGAGGTTAATTATAGAGTCGTTGTTCAAATGGGAAAAATGAATTACAACTTAAAACAATTAGGATATTATAAATAAGGAGAAAATATTATGGGATTAGATATGTACGCTTATGCTCGTCCACCTCGCAAGAGAAATGGTGACGAAGATGTTTCAATTTGCGATTGGAGAAAACACAACCGCTTGCAAGGTTGGATGGAAGACCTTTGGGAAAGTAAGGGTAGACCAAATTGGAAACCATCTGAAGACGAAAATGACTTTAGTGGTGACTTTAACTCTGTTGAGTTGCAACTAACTAGGGATGACCTTTATAATCTTGAAGATGCTATTCGTAATTTTGAATTACCCGAATCAAATGGATTCTTTTGGGGTAGTGATTCATATTTTTGGGAAAAAGAAGAAGGTGTTCCATACCCCGAAAATGAATACTATTACAAAGAACAAGATTTAAATTTTGTCGCAGAAGCTCATAAAATGCTTGACAAAGGTTATCGAGTGTTTTATAGTTGTTGGTATTGATATGATTACAGAAACACAAATACAAAACTTTCTCTATGAAATAGATGAGCCTATTGGTGATGATAATTTAGTTCTAAGTGACGATCAAATTAATTCATTAGCTAAAAGAATATTTAATAATCAAAAAATTTTATTTAATTTATTTGATAAAGTATCCGATAAGCCTTGTGTTTGCGGATTTTGGGGGGATAAATAATGACACACGATGAATTTAATAGTGGAGCAAGGCATGGTTTTAACATGGCATTGTATGCAGTTAGAAATGTTGATAAAAATATAGAGCATCCCGAAACTCATGGAAAACTTGACGAAATACCTTGGCAGGAACAACAGACGATTTATCATGCTCAAAAAGATTTATTATATAAAATATACGAAGAAATAAAAAAAGAAATGAAAGAAGAAGTGGGGAGTTAACATCAAATATTAATACAAAACAATTTAATTCGCATGGTAGCCAAGTGGTAAGGCAGGAGTCTGCAAAACTCCCATTCGTCAGTTCGATTCTGATCCATGCGTCCATTTTGGGTTCACCTCTTTCTGATCCTATTCCTACGGAACTACCCTGTCTGATCAACTAAAAAAGACTAGAAAGTAATTCGATTACTACTATATCGGAGTTAGTCATGGATACTCTCCATGCAAATATTTAAACTATGAAAATAAAATTAGGATTACGAGGAAGTTCAGATGCAGTCAATCATATTTTAATAAAAATAGATGATCTTACTTTAATGACTACTGAAAACTTATTTCTTGCAGGAGAAGAGTATAGAAATAAAACAGGAAAAAATATTGTAGAATTATTAGATTGTTTGTCCAAAGACCATGAAATATCAATCAAAGAAAATATTGCAAAGGAATCAGAAAGAGAGTTAGGCTTAAAAAGCGGAGAATTACAAAAATATTCAAAATAGTATTGACACAAAACCAAAACTAATTTAATGTAACGATCATGAACACAACAGAAGCATTTTTAGCAGATATACAAAAGTCTATTGCAAGCGCGGAGAAGATAGCAAACTCGATCCCCAAGAAGGGTCTTAATGTTTATCTTGACAAATCAACTATGGTCATGCAAACATTTAATGATCCTAGTGCGTTTGCCCATGCTAAGAAAGTTACTGCAAGAGCAGGTCAATCAAGTTGTCTTCGCAATGTATTAGATGCAGGGGGTAGATTACAATGAACTTAGAAAACGAAATAATTAATTATATAGATAAAGTTGTGGAAGATCATCCCGAAATTCCATCTTACATTCTTCAAACTATCCTAGAAGACATTTTGTGCATCATGGATAATGGATAAATCAAATTGTTAATCAAAAATTACAAAAATGATTCACAACAGATTTAGCATGATAAAAGATGCAAAATAATTGTTTAACTATACAAACACAAACTTTTCATTAAAAAACCATCAAAATGCTTGACATATCATGCAAATTAACCTAGTTTACTAATATGATTATTCACAAACAAGATGTTACAAATTTAGAAGATGTTCTTAAATTCTTACAAGATTATGTTCTTAATGAGGGTTTAGCAGAAAAATATACAGAACTTGAATTGGAATGGTTGAAATTATCTGTTTCTCAATTTGAGACATTTAAAGAAAGAGTTAGAGAGGAGTATTTAAACACATGAAACAACCAATATACGATGGCACAAACGAAGATGAGTGTGAATATTATGATAATGTAATCATGGACTTACCAAAATACGAAGAATATATAAAAGATATGCCATTAGTAGAGCAAATTAAATTCTATTATGATGTTGACATTGATAACTTTATAGGTGATCCTTGGAAGATTGTCGCAGAAATAGCAGAGGAATGTCCTAATTGGTTGGCAGAGTTTAAAGTTAATTTTAAAGAATATTTACAAGAGAGAGAATATATAAGATGAAAGAACTTAAAGAAAAATTAAATAAAAACATTTCCTATCATGTAGATAGGGTAAACGAAAAAGGCTCATCATCATTTTCTACTTGTGATTATAGTGGATGGGATAAAGATATTTGGAATTATAGACATTCTATTATTGACAAGTTAATTGATTTAGGTTTTAATGTTGAAAGTGCAGTTAATCATGGAGTGCTAGATGTAACAATCACAAAAGAATTAAAACTATGAAAGTAACAAGCGTTAGATATTTTGAAACAAATAAAGGAATTGGTTATCAATGCAAAACTAATATCAAAGATATTCAAATATGCAATGATGGCACAGGTGGAGCAACTTATGTAGATGGAGATTTAAAAAAATTAATTAAAGAATATACTGAATGGGATTTAGAAGATTTAATTGACGCATACGAAAATAATTCTTGACACAAAAACAAAAAGGAGATAGAGTACAAACATGAATATAAATCACATATACGAAGATAGCACAATTGCAGAAAAATTTTATTACGATAATTTCACAGGAACTTATTTCCTACATGACGAGGAATGGGAAGAGCCAATGGAATTTACTGAAGACGAATTAATTAACGAAGGAATTTACTTAAATGAGTATTGCCAAAGAATATAATATAGAAATAGGCTTGACTCCAAGCGATATTCAAGCTATTCTCGATGGAGAAATGTCAACGCTTCACTTTTTACCAACTGATGATACTGATTACAAAGATAAGATTAGTGTTCATCTCAAGCCAATTAGTGAAGATGCAACTTTATCAGAACAAATGAATTTAGTTGTTGACACATGGAATAAAAAAGAGTTATAGTATCGACATATTAATAACTATATGTTCACAAAAGGAAAAAATATCGACATGAATTATATCACAGAGAAAATTAGTTTTAATGTCCCACAAAATGGTGGAGATCAATATCGCTTGTACTCATGCGTAGATCAAATTGCTGATCTTATTGATATGTATTTCGGTACTGCAATAGAAGATACAACTAATATACATAATTTAATTGAGGAAGAAATTAAAGCAAGTAAATTAAGAGAAGTGAAATATAATAGACTAGAAAATATTAATGGGGGGTAGCAAATAATGAATACTAGAGATAAAGTAGAGTGGAGTCATACTCCTGTTCGCCAAATACAATGTCATAAAGTTAGTGGATATGATTATCACGATAAAATTGAATTGCCTGTTCTTTTTAGCTTGACAGATGAAGGTAAAAGGCTTTATGATCGTGAAACAATGACTGATTATTTAGAAGATATTTTAAATGGTATAGAAGAACACGAAAAACATTATAATTAAATAAAAATATTTAGAGATTTAAATTAATTCTTTATTAAAATAAATTTTAATATTCAAATTAATTTATTTAATAAATTGTTAAAATAAAAATTACAAGAAAAATGAAAGAAGTAATACAATTAATTGAAGAAAAAATTCAAAACATTAAAAATTACCCAATCACAACACAAGAAGAAGAGCAACTTCATATCCTTGAGGTTGGTTGTTTAAATCAGTTACTTAGAGTAGCAAAAGAACTTTCTGAATAAAAAACAAAAAAAAGTATTGACACAAGCTCATGTGTAATTTAGTATAACATCATAATTTAAATTTTCACACACAACAAGGAAAAACAAAATGATAATCACACAAGAAAGATCAAAAGAAGTAATTAGCTCGCATGACTTTGAGCAGGTAAACTGCACAATTGATGCCGAAGATATGCGTTATGTTGCATCCCTTCTTCGCAACAATTATTCAAACACAAGACTTGCAGTAGTACGCGAAATTAGTGCAAATGCACTAGATGCAAATGCTGAAGCAGGAGTCACTCGCCCCATAGAGATCAAATTACCAACTGCAATGAATCCAACTTTTGCAGTTCGTGATTTCGGAGGTGGACTTAGCCAAGAAGATGTTTTTGGGCTTTACTCTAAGTATGGCAAATCAACTAAACGTACATCCAACAATTATATTGGTGCTTTTGGTATCGGTAAGTTTGCTCCACTTTCTTATGGCGATAACTTTACTTGCGTTTCTTATCACGATGGTACAAAAACTTCTTACAATGTATTTGTTGATGAAAATGATGATACCAAGATCACAAAGTTGTTTGAAGAACCAAGCAATGAACCAACAGGTTTATCTATTGAAGTTGCAGTTTCTGATGATGATAGAGATGAATTTAGAAATGTTGTGCAAAATTTCTTTCGTTTCTTTTCTGACTCTGATATGCCAAAATTTCTTGGAGTTGAAGAAGATTTTATTCAAACTCCTAAAAAAGTTTTATCAAGTAAAACTGATGAATGGTTCTTTGTAGAAGAAAATAGACATGGATATAATCATTACTATTCTTATGTTCTTATGGGTAGAGTTGCATATCCAATTGATCCAAATGCAATTAATGTCAGCAACTTTATTTCTAACGAATCATCTCGCAATATAATTCAACAACTTTTACAACAAAGTAATTTCTACTTTCGTATGCCTCTTGGTGCAGTAAGATTGCATCATAGTCGTGAGTCGTTAGAATACAACAAAACAACTCAAAAAGAAATTTGTGCGATTCTTTACAAAGTTAGTCAAGATATTCAAACTATTGCAAAAGAAAAACTTGCTGATAGTGAAGATTTGTGGGAAGCTAAGAAAAATTTTGCTCAAGTTATTAATGCCTTACCTTATCAAGTAAGAAGTGTTTTCGAGAATAGTTTCGAGTGGAAAGGTATTAAAATTGATAATTCGACATTTCAAAGAGATTATCAATTACAAGATGATCTTATCATTACTCACTACGAAAAAGTTGAAGATAAAGATTCGCGCAATGGATTCAAGGTAAGAGCAGATAAAACCAATCGTATTTATTGTCAAGAGAATTATCTTGTGATGATGCAAGATATTGATTCATCTCATGGCAATAATCTTAGAGTTCGCACTCTAATGAATAACTTGCCCGACCTTCAAGGAGTTTATATTGTTCATCCTACTAACGAGTCTGCTAAGTCAGAAGTTTACGATAATTGGCAATTCGATCTTGTTGATGCAAAACATATTAGATACTCTTCTCTAGTAGAGAAAGAAAAGATTGTGCGCAGTAAAGTGTCGGGTACAAGTCGTGCTTCTATTCCATTGTTCAAAATGAGAATGGATAAATCTTCTTATGCTTATCGCAATGCAGACTATTGGCAAAATGTCAACGAACCAATCAATTCACTTGAGCTAGACGAAGTTGAAGGTTCTGTCAATGGTAAAATCATTTATGTTCCAATCAAGAACTACAAAGTTGATAGTGAATCTTATGATCTTGACAGAGTTTACAAAATCACTCAAGGTATTCGTAGAAATGCTGAAGATAATTCAGACGAAAAAAATCTTCAATTATTCGGTGTGCGTTCAGCAGATGTCAAAAAATTAGACAAAAGCACATGGGTATCATTCTTTGATTTTTACCTTGACTATTGCAAAAACATCATTCGTAACAATAAAAAAGAATGTCAATCAGCATACAAAATAATTCAATTCAAAAAATCTACCGATAATAATTTCGCTGAATATCGTTGGACTTATGGTCAAGTGTTTACTAATAATACATTTGATCTTTCTCTTTTTGATGGTCATTTATTTGCTCGTTGTGCAGAAAATTGGAAACTTCTTATGGAAGAGAATACAGATGATCGTAAATTTAGTGTTGCTATCAATGTAGTTAAGTTGGGTGATGAAGTATGGTTGGATAATGTATTAGACACAAAAGTTGACGCTGAATCGGTCATGCAAGATTTTAAATTACTTGATAAAAATTACCCTTTACTTAAAGTCGTTACAGGTAGTGTTAGCAATTGGGTCAGTCTAAAAGACAATGACAAAAATGTAACCAACGAAACTATTTTAGAATATATTTCCTTGTGTGATGTAAAGGGGGGGGAGAATTGAGCTATTCTCTCCCCTCAAAACTTTTTTAAAAAAAACTTGACAATAACTAACAATCAATATAAGATATAGATATATTAAACAAAAAAAAGGAGAAAAGATGAATCAAGTACCATATCAGTTAACAGAAAATTCAATTACAATCTTTTGGGAAGGTAAACCCCACACAATCCGCAAGGATCATGTGAACTTCCAACTTGCCAAGAAAGCTATTCTTGATGCTAGGTATGACGATCTTGGTGATCTTATTGATGTTGTTAAGGCGGTTGAAAATTTTGTTGAAGGCGATATTGAAGTCAAAGACGAAGTTGTTTATTATAAAGGTCATCGTTTACATGGCGTTGTTGTTGATAAATTGCTCGATATGCTTCGTGCAGGAATGAAAGATTCTGCCCCCCTCACCAATTTTATTACTCGCTTACAAGCTAATCCAAGTGCAAATTCAGTAAATGAACTTTATTCTTTTATGAGTTATAAGTCTCTTGCGAATACTCCCGAAGGTAAAGTTTTGGGCTACAAAGGTGTACAATCCGATTATTGGAGTACAACAGGCAATGCTGACACTATCGTATTGCAAGGCAAAACCAATGCTCGCCATCAAATTCTCAATGAGGTTGGTGCAACAATTGAAGTTGCTCGCAGATGTGTAGATGATAATAAGGATAATCATTGCTCTTTTGGTCTTCATGTTGGTTCATTTGATTATGCTGATAGTTGGGCAGGAGAAGGTGGAAAGTTGCTTCTAGTAGAGTTTGATCCTGCTGATGCAGTATCTGTACCAACTGATTGCGATTTTCAAAAACTTAGAGTTTCTAAGTATAAGGTAATCTCTGATATTACTGATGCAAGAAAAGAGTTAAATAAACCTGTCTACGAGGCTAATAAGCCTATTTATGGATCAGATGATGATAATGATGATGAAAATTACGATGATGATTCAGATTATGTAGATATGGAATCAAATGTTGATGATGGTTCGGGTATTGAATATGATCTTGATGAACATGATAATTATGATGATGATGATGATGATGATTTAGTAAAAGATTCAGATTTAGTAGAGATTTCTATAAAAAATTATATTAATAAAAAACATTTATCAAATATAAATCCAACTATTAAACAAATTGCTGATTTAAGGATATGCAAAAATAATCATGTGGGGTATAATGGCGTCGCTAAAATAGTTTCAAAATTAGACGATGTGATGGTTGACTCTAGCTATGATGCCTCTCTCTTACCTTTAGGTTCTCGTCAAATAGTTATTGAAGATACTCCCTTTTAATAATGGATAAAAAAAAGAAAGATAAAAAAATATCAGTAGAAGAAATGAGTTTCTTAAAAAAACTTTTCGCTAACCCTTATAGGTCTTATAGCAAAAAAGAGCAAAAAGCTATTAGCGAATATCTTTGTAAACTTGGGAAAAGTAAATGATTTTGGGTATTGTGGCGAGGTTTTCTCTTTACCTTGGTAATGCTTTCATCACCCGATCCGTAATCACATAAAAGCGGATCATTTTTATAATTACAAATAATCTTTTAAAACATTAATTCACACAGGAAAATGATAATTTCAAATAGTTTTTACTTTGTGCTTGCTTTATATATCATTATCTATTAGTATATATAACATAATACAATATATATAGAGAGAGAATATAAGAGATAATATAATAAATAACACAAGAAATAATAAATATATTGAAATGTAATGAATTATAAATATAATAATTGTAGAGTACGCGAATTAATTATATAAAAATAAGATGAGATTAAAAATATTTGCAATTATAAAAAATTTTATATTAAATAAAAAAGAAAAACAAATTCAAAATAATTCAAAACAAAATAATTTAAAATATGTGCGAAATAAATATGGATTTTTTTCGCTTCAAAATAAAGAAAAATAGCAAAAAATAAAAAATAATAATTGAAAATAAAAAATAATGCAATAATTTAAAATAATTTAAAAGCATAAAAAATTGAATTAAATTTGCGCGAAATAATAAAAAATAAAAAAAAGAGGAATAAAAATGGATATTGGTGATCAGAGCGTCAATTTTATTGAAGGTCATTTAGATGATAAATTCAGAAAAGTAATGGAGAAGCAACTTATTAAAGATATGTATTGGATAGATACGGAAATAGGTGCGCGATGTGTTGCTACTCTTTTTGATGTAAATGATGAATCGTCAAATAACTTAATAGCATTATTTCCACCATTCACCCCGATAGATAATTAGCGCGAAATAACTTGATTAATTTTTATCTGGAAGTAAAATAAAAATAATTAAAATAATTATTGTCGTTAATAAAAACGCGTCCCAAAGTTCTAAGAATGTCATTTTTTATTTTTTTTAATTGTTTCTATTAATAATTCGTAATGCTTGTATCTTTCATCACTCATATTTGTTAATAAGTGCCAAGCATACTCTCTTATTCTCATTAATCTTTTTTCGGGAGTTCCATTTACCCAATAAAAAGTATTTGAATTCTCTAAATCTTTAATAATGTAATTATATATTTCTCTATTCATCCCAACATATAGTACACTATAAAGGCAAAATAATTTAATACAAAATTTTATTAAATAATAAATAATTTAATTTTACACTTGACTTTATAATAATTTTTATTTAGATTGAACTTATTCAAAGCCAAATAAAGCGTGAAAAGTGTTAAAAAAGGAAAATTATGAATCTAGCAAAAGAAATCAATGAAAAATTAGATCAAATATTATTCATTCGCCATGAAGCAAATCGTATGGATCACGATTTAGATGATAATCAAATATTGAGTAATATTCAAACAGGAGAGAAGCAAAATAAGCAACAAGCATTAGAAATAGTTGAGGGTATGATAGATGAAGTAAAAAATGAATTAAATCAAATAACAAATAACGGATTAAATGTTAAAAATATTTTTACAAATAAATATTATATAAATGATTTTATGCAAGATAAGATTTGCGCTGAAATTGAAACAAATAATATGCTAAATAATAATCAACCAAATAATATAGAATTAAATTAAAATGATTAAAATAATTCAACACTCTAATTTTAAAGAATTTTTTCAAGTTTTAAATTTCGGCAAAATCGTTGACGAATATCGAGGCGAGGCAATGGCAATAAGAAAAGCCTCTCGAATTGCTAGAAAACAAAAGCAAGAATTAATTAGAATACAAACTGAAGAAGGAAAAAGAACAATTCAATTAAAAAAAGTTTGACAAGGGGTAGAATTTAGACTAGGATGTAATCATAACATTCAAATAGGAGGAAAAATTATGGCTAATATAGCAAAATGCGCAAGAGCAACATCAGTAATGAATAAAGTAAAGGGCAAAGACCCATTCGCTTTCACTCGCAGGTTCTTAGGTTATAATGAGGCGACAGAAGGTATTCTCGCCCAACAACGAGAAGCAGATCGCAGGTTGAAACAAATACAAGCTAAAAGATTAGCAAAGGGGGTAGCATAATGGACGCATCAATCAAGAAAATCGGTGATCACCCCGATGTTAGTCTCTTCGCAACCAATGAAGAACTATACGAGAAATTAACTCCAAAAGAATTAATGTTGATTAAATTAGTTAAACTAGAAGAGTTTGCAGATGATTTATATAGGTCTACTGAGAGTAATTATCATGCAGAATTGTTTCCTGCGGATAAAAGTTGGTTTAAAATAAAAGAATTATTAAAAGAGTTACGCGAATTAAACAAGGATAATCTATTATGAAATACATTACATTTATTACATTTTTAATTGCAACTAAAAGTTTTGCTTGTTGCGATTTAACTTGGTTAAAAAATCCTAGGTTTTATACTGACAAACATGGCAATGAGGTAAAAATACTTTGCCCCAAAACATGGAAGCAACATCCACCATATCAGTTGGAAGTTGTTTCTAAATATAGATATGAACTTAATGGAGTTAAGCTTAAAAGAAGTTACGATGTAAAAAAACTCATCAAAATAGTTAAACAAAAATTAGATAAAGATAAAGTTAAGTTTGCTATTTATCAAGATAGATATAAAACTAAAATAGTATTAATGCCCTTTAATGGTATAGAAGAATATATATCTACTTTTAATAATGGTTTGGGTTCTTCATTGAAAACTAATTCGGCACATCAAGATTTAGTTTTAAATATAGAAGATACTAAAGAAATGTTCTCAAAAGAATTTGAAAAATTATATAAATAATATTACTATTTAATATAAATGAAGTATATAACTCTTATCTTATTATTTTTAACAGGATGCAACCATTGCGATTATAGTGACCCTCATGCTCCAACCTCTCATAGTTGCCCGAAGGCAGGTCACGGACCTTGCTATTTGTGTGATGAAGACCTCGCTCATCTCCATCCTTATTTTGAAGATATAGAAGGATCAAATAGATTTAACGATGATGCGAAATCAAGAGCATTAAGGATAATAAGGTCAAAAACTCAATGAGTCCTAGCAAATTTCAAGGAGGTTCTGGATATTTAGAGTTTAAATATCAGATGGAAGAAGCTTTAAGGGAAGAGGGGTTAAATCCTGAAAATGTGGTTGCAAACCCTCCGATAGCTAAATTCTCGAAGAGATTTTACCAACAAGTCCACAAATTGCCAAGAAAAAAGATTTATGACTATTGCTTTATGGGGACAATAAATTCAAAAGGAATTAAAAATAACAGACAGTGGGTTATAGAATTTGCAAAAAAAAATTTTACAAACAAATCGTATTTTTTAAATACAGATGATGAACCTAATTGGAAAAGTTTAGGTTCATTTGATTATACAAATTCGGGTAAAGGATATAACCCTAGAAATAATCGCACCCTCACTAAAGATTTGCAAAATTTAAGATACAACCCCTTAGAAAATGATAAAGAATATCTTCAAATAATGTGTCAAAGTAAATACTGCCTGTGTCCAGCAGGTGATGCTACTTGGAGTTTCAGATTTTATGAAGCATTGATGTGCAGAAGCTTGCCTATAGTGGAAAGTGAATATCATGCTTACAGAACAAAAGAAGAATCTAAATTAGGTTACAAATTTTTATTACTCGAAGATTTTAAAAAGGAAATAAAGTATAAAAAACTAATCGATGAAAATACAATTATATTTGATAGAAACCATTTAATAGTTGACAAAAGGTAATTTTTTTAGTATTATAGTAAGTATCATCCATGATTGAGAAGAGGCGACTCAAATAAATAAAATAGCCTCAAAATTTTTGTTCTTTAATATTTTTTATCACTTTGGAAGGGCTTATAATCCTTCCTGTGGGTGACCGAATAAACCTGTCGTGAGCGGGTTAAGGTATGCAAATTCCCTGTGGTGGGGCGGTAGAGTTCAATCGAATGAGCCGATGACAAATACCATGTCTAATTTGTGGTTGGAAGTAGGTACACCATGAACTGATGTTCACGCCGAAAACTTGAGGGTATACAGTAATCCCTCCCCACACCAATTTCCTCTGAACACTCGCCCCCCTCGATCCATGGATGATCGAGGGGGGCTTTTTTGTTTGACCATATTAATATTTTATACTAGAGTATTATTATGGAAACAATAAAAGAAATTCTATCATCATATGGTTATATGAACAAAAAACAGTTAACTGAGCTCGCAGAGCACTTTCCCTGCACTAAAGTAGTTATTAAGTGGGGAGCCATGGAGAGAGAGGTTATCGAAGCTTGGAGGGCAGCTGCTCGCATCACTGAAGTAGAAAAAAACGATATCGATTACTGTCGTAATGTTTTCTTCAGGGGTCGAGAGATGGATCTCTTAAGAACAGTTTTTGCTATAGCCAAATAACAATAATAACAATATATAATATGGAAATAGTGATAATAATGTCTATCGTTCTTGGTTTTAAATTACTTATGGATTATGATTCTTAAATTCTCATTTAAAATAATAAATTATTTTTTTATGTTTATTTTTATATATTTTGCATTCTTTCTTGCTTACCATTGGTTAATACCTTGGTATCTTGACGCATATCAAATAGAATGTACATGGGATAATATGTATTACCAAAATAATAAATTACTACCCAGTCCTGGATATATAATAAATAACATTAGTATAAATAATAACAAATAATAAATAACAAATAATATAAATATAATAAAAATTATGAAGAATTATTAAGTAATGTTAGGAACAAGGTGATTGTATAAAGTGTTGATAGTCAAGCACTTAAAGCGGAGCGCTGCGATAAACCCTAACTGCTTAAAATTCAACAACTTACAAAAGCATTTTTATTTTCTTTTTATTTGACAGCAACTAAAAATTCCCTTAGTGTGTTTATATGCAAGAAACAATAGATATCACACCAACATGGTCAGCACTCGTTCCTGTTATGGTCGAGGTGTTGAAAAGCCCACAAGCAAACAACACCGCAAAAGCAGAAGTAACCCAAGAATTACTTCGCCTCGCAAAGATTGTAGACGACCAAAACGAAAGGGCAAAACAATGACATTATCAGAATCAATTATGGATATCGTTAGAGGCAACCTCGCATGGTCGGATCCCATGTCAACAGTTTGTCTCGACCAATGCGAACGCCACCCTGACAAGTTCCCGAAGGGTAGCTCATTCCAATCGGAGGATGAATCTTTAGAAGATATCATTAGGGACTTGACAGCATTACAAGATGAACGTAGAATAGAATCATCTTTTCAATCAGCACAACTATAACACAAGGAAAATTATGACAGCAGTATTAGACACACCCGAACAAATCGAAATGTTTCGCTACAAAACTCTTCTCAGAGGTTTAAGGCTTGAGACTTTAGGTATGCAAATGAGTCGAGGCAGATCTTGCTATTCTATCATCAAACAAGAGTTTGGTCTCAAAGGTAGCAAGCAAAAAGTTTTTGATCAATTTAAACTTATGTTAGAACAAGTAAACGAAAGGGCAGTATAATGACAGCATCACAAGTAGAAGCGAGAGTAGAGAGTTGGAATTGGAACATGAATATCTTTGAGATTTATGATGAACTTAGAGATGGGCATACGAGAAAACAACAAGAGGATTTACTTTCTTTTGCCTATCGTTATTTTAACAAAGATAAAATGATTTTAGAGCTTGCGTCTCACTTCGGAGTCTATAACATAGAGGATAATGAAAATGAATAATTACATAGAAGCAACCTGCATCGGCAGTCCGCTAGATTTACCTGAATACAACGAAGATACTGAGCAATGGGAATTATTTTTTGAAGAATCAGAAACACCTTGGTTTCCGTACGATATTCCAAGAGATATTCTATCCGTGAGTTTCGAGTCGGCAGATTCAGCTTGCGATGCTTACAATCACTACAACCAAAACCCCGCAAGAGAGGATGTCGAAGATGAAATTATTGACTAAAATTTATCGTTGGTTTAATCCGTTATATCAAGTTGTTTATCAGACTAAAGACGGCAGAACTGAAATGTACACAATAACCAAACCTCAGCACGAAAATGAGTTTGGCAATCAACAAGAAGGAAGGGGGGTTGTTGGCTTTAGATCTTTTTGTCTAAATAGGGACGGCATACGATCCTTTCGATACGACCAAATTATATCTCTTAATAAAATCTAATTATGAAAAAAAATAAAGAAGTCTTAACCTTAAAGCAAATTGTAAGAAAATTAGGTCACATGCTAGCCATTAGAGAGCAAGCGGGGGACCAATCGAAAGATTATAAGGAAAAAAGAGCGATGCACGACAATCTATTATATAAGCTTTATTCAGGTAGATCATAACCTTTTGATTATCAGTCACTTATGTGGCTGGCTGCCGCGCGCTCTAAGTGCTTGATACACAAGGAATTAAAAAAGTTAAAATTATTTGTTATTTTTCTTGCTATAATTAAAAAATTAGCTTAGTATGTTTACATGAAAGCGAGAGACATTAAGATCAGAAAAACCATTCTTTTCACTAAATCAAGACCTCACAAAGTCAAAACTAAAACGATACACAGAAAACTAAAACACAAGGAGAATCTAAACTATGTATGTAATTAAACAAAATGTGGATGAGTTGCCCGATTTCAACTCTTTAGAGCTAAACAAAGATTGCATGAAATCCATTTGGGATATTCTAGTAACACCTCATGCTAAAAATCTTTCCGTAGAAGATTTAGATGAAATTAGTTGGGTTGGTTTAGCCTTACGAGATATAGCTAAAAAAGCTTATGCATTTGAAATGCTAACCTCAGAAGAAAACCAATATTCTAAAAATTAACTCTTGACAAAAAACATTAAAACTATTATATTACTATCATGAATACAGAAGAAAACACTAATACCGCTCCTCGCAAATCCGTAGATTTACACATTTGTGGAGGCAATCGCACAATCGTAGATTTTGATCAAGTACAAGCAGTACCAACTCCATTACCTACAATGCGCAACAAACCAAACAAGAGAACAGGTGAGCTTGCCGTTTCTCATCAGCCCATTGCTCATGACGAGCTTGTTGTTCGTACTAAAGATTCTCTTGTCAAGAGAGGGTTTACTATTCAAGACGAATTACATTCTCTCGCTAGAGATAACCAACATTACTTTGGTCTATTCTCTGTTGATCATCCTGATCGTGACGAATCAGATCGTGGTTGTGTCGTAGGAGTTCGCAATTCTCATGACAAAACTTTTCCTGCAGGACTTTGCGCAGGTGATGCTCCATTTGTTTGCGATAATTTAATTTTCACAAACACTATTAAACTTGCTCGTAGACATACTCGCAACATACTTAACGATCTTGATTTTATGATCAATCGTGCTTTGGGTAAATTGTTTGGCTTTTGGCATGGACAAGATGAAAGAATCAATGCTTATAAAAATCATTCTATCGGGAATGTTCTTGCTCATGATTTAATCATCAAAGCAGTTCGTGCAGGGGCTTTACCTAAGTCAAAAATTCTTGATGTGGCAGATCAATGGGAGTCAAGTGACCATTTAGAATTTAAGGATCGTAATGTAAATTCTCTCTATAATGCTTTTACTGAAATTTATAAAGGTAACTTAGTTGCCTTGCCAAATCGTTCAGACGCTCTTCATTCTGTTCTCGATAGTTATGTCGATTTCGATATAGATAATCATGTTGATAATACTATTGACATAGAAGTTGCTGAGGGCGAATTGATAGAGGTTTAAATATTGGTTTGTTGTTTCGTTTTAGCCCCCCGATTGGGGGGCTTTTTTTTTGGGTTGATTTAGTGTTTCACAAGTATTTGATTATTAAGCACTTATGGAAGCGGCTGCGGCGCGAGCTAACTGCTTAAGCATCAAGGGTTTACGGATGTATTTTTAATTCATTTTTTCTTGCGTTAAATTATTTTTTGTGAGATATTGTTATCATGAAAAGAATAATCAAGATACTTATGGAGCGTGACGGGCTTTCCCGTGAAGATGCTATTCACCAAACCGCAACCTTTTTTCGTGAAATGTCTGAAGACATTGCAATGGGCGGAGATCCGTTTGAATGGGAAGAGACATTTACCAGCGAATTCGGCTTAGAACCAGATTTCTTTGAAGATCTTATTTTTTCGCTTGCATAATTGTTAAAATTATTTTAGTTTACTATTATGAACTTACTATCAAATCCTTCTAAAATGCCTTGCTTAGGCTTTAACATTCCCGCTTTCAAGTATTGCCCAGCAGCTCAACTTATGGCAAAAGTCAAAGACAAAGCAAAAAAGTTTATTTGTGATGCTTGTTATGCTTGCAAAGGTTTTTATATGTTTAACAATGTTAAACAAAGTTTGCAAGACAAGGCAAATTTTGTCACCAAGTCTTTGCATCGAGACAATGGGCAAACTTTTGTAAATGAGATATCCAAGCAAATTACCGCAAAGTATTTTGACAAGCAAGGCAACAAAAAAGTTTTAAAGAATGTCAACACAGATCTTTTTCGCGTTCATGATTCAGGCGACTTGTTTTCCCCAAAGTATATTGAGGCGTGGATTAAGATTTGCGAAAACTTTCCCACCATTCGCTTTTGGTTTCCAACTCGTGAGTGGGCAAGGGATAGTCAATTACCTTCACTTCGCAAGCTCGCAAGTTTAAAGAATGTATGCTTAAAACCAAGTGCCTTGTATGTTGATGAACCCGCTCCACAAATCGATGGTCTAGATGCGGGAACTTCCGTCTATAGCTCAAAAGAGCAAGCCGAGCAAGATGGTCATTTTGTTTGCCCCGCAACTTATGTTAAGGGCGAAGACGGCAAGGTTCTTGCAACTTGTAAAGCTCATAATTGCAACTTATGTTTTATCAAAGGATGCAAAAAAGGTATTGCATATTTAGCTCATTAATCTATAATTAAAGCCATGAATGAAGAAACTTATTTTGACTCAGCCCAAGGAATTGACATTTCACAAGATCGTGCCTTAGAGGAATTAGCCAGGCACGGCATTACTTCCAGTGAGGAAATTATTGAATTTTTTGAAGACATGGGTGACAAGGAAGGGTACTCAGCCCAAAAAGTTCTTGAGTGGTTAGGGTACTAAAGCCTTGATTATCAAGCACTTGTGGCGGCGGCTGCGCAAAAACATAAGTACTTGAATACAAGATACTTAGGTAAGTAAAATTACTAAACTTTTTTCTTGCTATAATTAAAAAAATGGCTTAGTATGTCTACATGATACTAAGAAACCAGCAAGACCCACGATATAGAATTAAAAAGAATCGCCCTGTTTATGTTTACAAGAATCTTCACAAAGATTGTTGGAGCATTAAGCAACATGGATTAGTCAAAGCTCATATCCCAAAGGATCATGCTATTGGATTATGGGATTGCTATTTTCATGTCGATATTAAGGGCAGAGAAAAAGTTCTTCGAGAGAAGCGTAAGAATGTTCATGCTTTTGTCAAAGGGTATCTTCAAGATGCAGAAAATGTATCTCGTAATCCACAAGTTGCCACTAGGGAAGTCGAGGTAACGTACAATCCCTACAAGTATGAAACTTTCGTTGAGAAGGACACCGAAAGGTTTGCGTACTATGCGGACGAAGTTTTATTAACACACAACAAAGTAACAGCTTATATATCATGAATATCACAACAGCATTAGAAATTGTATTAGACCTAGCCAATCAAAACGTTATTGACGATCCTGAAATGAAAGAGGAGGCATCAAAACAAAATGAAGCTATTGAGTGGGTTGCATATTATTTAGAAAATTTTATAAAGAAAGGTAAACATTAAAATGAAAGAAGAATTAAAAGGAATTAAACAAGCCATTGACGGATTATCAGATGAGATGTTAGAGCATAGACGTTATGCAAACATGGACGACCTTGTCAAGGTAATGAAGAATATTAACGACAATCTTGTTGCAATTAGTTTTGACTTAAAAGATTTAGTTGAAGCAAAAAAATTTCAAAATGAGTTGACAACAGTATTAAGATAGGTAAATCCTTTATAGTCAATCACTTAGGTGGCTGGCTGCCGCCAAAGCTAACTGCCTAACAGTTAACGACTTACGAAAGCATTTTTATTTAAGTTTTTTCTTGCGTTAATTGTTAAAAGAGTTTAATGTGTTTATATGATTAACTACGACATACCAAACTCAATCTCACAATTTCAACCAAAACCTTCAATGCTAGACTTTGACGATCTTGATTTTAAACCACATCGTTATCATGATGAAGCAGTCCATGCAAAACTTGACTTTGGCAACGGACTAGAAATTTCTGTTATTGCAGGTAAAGATGACTATAAAGGATTATATGGAAGCTTAAAAGAAGGTTTGTACGAAGTTGCAATCTACGATAAAAACGGCATGATTCCTCTTTCTCCTTCTGATGATGTTGTCGGTTGGCAATCTCCTGCTCAAGTATCTATCCTAATGGCAAAAGCTCAAGTCGAAGGAAGCGTTTGGGTTGATGAGCTAATTGAAGACAAAGCAGAATTTAGAAGAGAATTAGGGCTTGACGACTAAACAAAACTAAACTATATTATTACTATGACAGAAGAACAAAGACTCGCAGTTATCGCTAACGCACATCGTGAATCCAAAGGTTTGCCAACTGATTCCTCAGTATTAGAATTAGTCGCAGACTTACAAGCAGAACAATTAGTTGTCGAGCATGGATTAAAAGATGTCGAGAGAGATGACATTACAGATGAAACTCAATTCTTACTTACTGATGTCGCTGAAGATGTTGATGAGGAAGATGAAGAAATCGGATTATCCGATGAAATGAAAGGAATATATTATGATAGTTGAATTATTATTTTTCACTCCTTGGCTTTTTGTTTTTTACTTAATGTGGCAAGATTTAAAAGAAGAATGATTCCAATAATTATTATCTTGTCAATACTATTATATATATATACAAAAGATTAAAACTAAAAATAGCAAATACGAAAACTCGCAAATAATTTTTTAGTCGTATTAGTTGTCGTAGTCTGCATGTGTGGCTGTCCTAAGTAGTTGATTATCAAGCACTTAGGGCAGTCGGCTGCGTTAACCCTTAAAAGCTTTATAATCAAAGACTTACGAAAGCATTTTTATTCACTTTTTTCTTGTGTATTTTTATTTTTTGCTTTAGCTTGTACTTATGAAACATTCAGAAAGTGGAACTCGCAAAGTGTTAAAACAATTACGGAAATGCCCTGAAATCGAAAAGATCCGTGAAACTGCAAGCGGGCATATGATCCTTGCCAAAAACGGAGAGCAGTATCTCGCTCATTTTAGTGCAAGAGCATTTCACCCATTGCGTAGATGGTTAAAAAGAAACACATCGCTAAAAGCATTAAAATTTTAATTTTTTTCTTGCAATTATTTCTATTTTTAATTATCTTACTATCATGGAAACATTAAAAGATTTATTTAACAGAATTAACGAACTTCAGCAGATTATTAACAATGAGACAGATGCCGCAGATCAAGGTTGTATTAACTCGATGCAGTTAGTAATCAATGCAGAAAATGAAAAAGAACATATTCAAGATATGATTGATCAATTAGCTATTAACTCACAACTCGTTTATTAAATTATGGATACTTACAACGGCTGGAAAAACTGGGCGACCTGGAATGTTGCTCTTTGGTTAGGGAATGATGAACATCTTTATTTTTTATCTCGCAGGTTTGCATATTATAAAGATTTAGTTGAACATCTTAAAGTTGAATATGGATTCGAGTCCACACCTGATGGGGCTCAATATGATGACCCAGACATCGACACAGAAGCTCTCGATGCATGGCTACTAGAAGAGTAAGTTGTTGACTGCCAAGCACTTAGGTGCTTGGCTGCGCGGCGATGTAAGTAGTTGATTATCAAAGGCTTACTCCCATTGGGAGTGGTAGCCATAATCATAATCCCCTTCGTCGTTGTAAAAGTCGAGAAGAGAGACCTTATCCTCAAGCTCTCCGATTTCATTGCGGATAGCAACGGCATCAGCAGGAGCAAGAACAGAGTTCTTGAGTTTTTCGTGAAGGGCGGAAATTTTTTCTAGTATTTGTTGTTTATTCATATTTTATTCCCTCCTTATTTGGTTAACATTTCTTCCCTTACCACATTGTTTGCAATGTTGTTGATTTCGGTCATCCATTTATCAACATTTTCATTGAACACTTTTCCATCGCCTGAAATGTTTTCTGAAACTGTGTTTTTTATGGATCTTGCTTGAACCGCAATGTCCAAGAGAGCTTTTGCTAAGTTGTAAGCTTGGTGATTTTTATATGATTCGTTTTCGATTAGGTCAACGATTGAGATGGTGTCTGTATTAGCTTTCATATATATAAGGTAAACGAGTTATGATATAATTGCAAATTTTATTTTAGTATATTTAAAAGATCATTTACGCATGGCTCAGTGATGTGTCCATCTACTTTCATGGCGTCGATGATTTCTTTATTTGTTACATCTTTAGATGCTTCGACTATTTGATCCCAAGTCCAAACATTATTTGCAACATCTTCCCACAGGGATATGCCCGACTTTTCGTCGCGTGAAAATTCAAGAAGTCCATTGACTCCGATTACATGATTGATTCTGATCTTATCCATAAAAACAAGGTAAACTAGTAGTGCGTGTTTTGCAAGCAAATACGGATTTATTTTCATTTTTTTTGTTTTTTTATTTAAATACCAAATAGTCAAATAGTGCAACTTTTTAGTGGTGGCGGGATTATGCAATTTTAAACTAGATTTATGGAGTTATATAAGTAGTTGCTTATTAAGCACTTACAGCGCAGCGCGGCGCCCTGACCTAAGTGCTTGGTTATCAGTAACTTAGGGGGCTGATCTTATCGGTGTGCGAGACCTTCCAATCGTGCTATTTGATTGTCTAATTCTATTTGTATAGCTTCAATGTCTGAAGCCTTCTTTTTATTGTTCAATTTCATTGCCTTGATTCTTTCGCTATTCAATGCCATGATTTGAGTTCTTAATTTGTTGATCGTGTTTTTTATGTATTCCATGATTAGATTAGGTCGTAGTATTGTGGCGAGTAGTCAACACGGCAAGAGTGTGATCCTATCTCTTCATCCATGTTTTTATTAAGTTCTTTTTTAATTGCTTTGATAAGATCCAAGTTCATTGAATCAATTTGTTTGCCGTTGCCATCGAAGCGCTTCACGCTTTCAAGAGTATCAAAGTAAGCCACTAAGTGAACGGCTGAGACTTGATCTCCATAAAGAGACTCTTGCTCATCTGTCCATGTTGTGCCTTGCAGTTCGTAGTATTCCTCGCCTACTTCAGCATAGGCGGAAAACTCTTCATTGTTTACTTCGTCGAATTCTATTTTTATTTCTGTCATACCTTACTATCGTCTATTTTTTAACTTTTGTCAAATTTATTTTGAATTATTTTTGAAACATTATTTCAAGGCAAGTGTCGAATTGCTCACGGAAAAGCCTTGGCGCATCAGTAACAAACCAAGTTTTGCTTGCATTTGTAATTAGCCTTTCTGTGAGCTTGTCGCTCACAACCTTTAAAAGATCTGTGTTTTTATAGATGCTTGATTCTATAAATTCACCTGTTTTGTCATTTATTAATTTAGCCATATAAACGTCGATATATTCGGGACGATATTGTTCGCTCAGCAAGATGTCATCTTGACAAGCTACGGCTTCGATTCTATAAGTTGCACCCTCGATGCTCATTAAAAAGTTAAAAGTAAATTCTTCTGTGTCTGTATTGTATATTGATTTCATATATATAAACTAAAGCATCTATTAACTAAAGTCAAATTTATTTTGAATTATTTGGCAACTATTTTATTGCATTATTCTATTACATGAATTGGCATGATTTCTGTACGAGACTTTCGTAAGTTGTTGTTTATTAAGTACTTAGGTCACGCGGCAGCGCCGCGCTCTAAGTGCTTGTTATTCAGTCACTTAGGCGGCTTATTTTATTTAGAGTAGAAGTATAATGCAATGGATAAGAGGATTATGCAAGTCATACATACACCTCCTCTGTATGCGTCACCCAATCGTATTCGTCAATTTCTTGCCCGTTTAGCATAGGAGCAAAGTTCTTTTGGTAGATGCCCAATCCTGTTATGCCGTTGATTCTTTCCCTTGTGGTTGGCGTGTTCCATCCTGCAAGCGTAGCCATTACAAGCCCGCTTTCATCTCGTTTGATTATCTCGTTACCATGCAAGAAGACGCTTGTGCCGTCTGTTCTTGTGTTGCCGACCTTTAGAGAAGTGCCTTGCTCAAAGGCTTGTTTAATTCTTTCTGTTACTTTACGCATTTGTTTCTCCCTCTGTTACGATTTGAAAATGTGGATTGTTTCGTTTTATTTGTTTTGCAATTTGCAAGGCTTTTGCTTGTGATTTTGCGTTGTCTATTAGTTCCCCAAAAAGGCGAATGTCAAACCAATTTGAAAAGTTAGGGTTTCGTAGTATTTTAATCATTTCTTTTTTACCTTTCCTTGTGTGTTGTGTCAAGACTTACCTTTTAAAGTAAGCCTTGACTTGATCGGCAGTTGCCTTGATTAGGTCAGAGATAAAAACCTCTGACTCGAAAAGATGATTTTGCGCATGATGCTTGATCGTTGCGATCCGTTGAGATCCGACTCTGTCGATAGACACGAGACGAACAACTTTATTATTAACCTTTGAGTGGTAAAGGCTTCCGACTTTTAATCCTTTAGTAATGTTCATATATACAAACTAAACAAAAAAGAGCTTCACGTCAAACTAATTCAAAAAAAAAACTATTATTTTTATTTTTAAAAATTTAAGGATGTCCCCCGTTTTTTGAATTTTTTACAGATTAAGCTTGACAGATTTGGCGGGGGGGTGGTTTTTCTCAAAAAATCAAAGCTTCGATCTTTTGTGAATAACATTTTTCAAAAAAAAATCGGCGACACTTGAATTTTAATTGTGTATCATATAGTATATCTTTGATAGACATGCCAAGACGCAAAAAATCTGAAATAGAAGACGATCAAGAAATAGAAAAAATCATGAGCTCCATGTCTAAGACAAAAGTGAAGCTCAAAAAAATAGATTTTTCTGATAAACAACAAGAGTTGTTGAAGTTAATATTTGACAGAGATACTAAGATAATTTTTATAAACGGTCCTGCTGGAACAAGTAAAACGTTTATGGCTATTTACGGTGCTCTTCAATTATTTAATATGAATAATAACTATAGTATTAGTTATGTGCGAACAATCATTGAAAGTGCTGACAGGGGCATGGGCGCATTACCAGGAAATGTTGATGAGAAATTTTGCCCATTTATGATGCCGCTTAATGATAAACTGTATGAGTTAATACCAATATCAACAGCAAAAAATTTAGTTGACAAAGGTGTAATTACAGCTATGCCAATCAACTATTTACGAGGAGCCAGCTTAAACGATCAAATCGTAATAGCCGACGAAGCTCAAAACTTCAGTTTAAAAGAGTTAGTAACTTTAATTACGAGAATAGGAGAAAACACAAAAATGTTTATTTGCGGAGATATAATGCAAAGCGATATAAACGGAAAGAGTGGTTTATCTCCAATTAAAGAACTCTTTGATGAAGAAAGCTCTAAAAGGCAAGGGATACATACTTTTGATTTTGATCATAAAGATATAAAAAGAAGCGAGATATTAAAATATATAGTTAAAAAACTAGAAGAATTAAAATCTTGAATTAAATTAAAATAGTCCAAAAAAATTTCCTGTGTGGACTATATTTTTAACACAGTCCTTTTTCCCTTTACCTTTTAAAAGTGTAAATATAAACGTGGAAGTTTTGCGAAAATTTAAAAAAAAATTTAACCAAAAGAGGTTGGGCAGAAAATTTAACAGTGGTTGGGGGGCCATTACACAATACATGCCCAACCTCTTGGTTTTAATGTGTTATGAGAGAAGGTGAGCATATAAGATTTTACCACAACAATACTGAAGTTTCAGGTAGAATAATAAAAATATATACACAAATAGGGTTTTCTGACCATGGTTTCCAAAAAGCTGTCATATCTCTTGATAATTGCATGGGGCTTTTTTCTGAATGCGTAATAGATTGTAAAATTGCTGAAATAAAAATTATTGAAAAATAAACATATGTACATATTATAATGTATGTATGGAAATTGTAATATCAGCTTTAATAGGAGCATTTTCGGCAATTTGCGTTGCGCTAATAAATAAAAAGAGAGAGAATAAAAGGCGAGATTTATTGGCAGAAAATTTACAAAAAAAATTACATATAGATAACAGTCAAATTGTAATTATAGAATCTAACAGCAGCCCGTTCTTTAAAGAAACCTCTACAGGGTCTCAACAAAAAACTGTGTATATCATAAAATGAGCTACAAATATTGCAAAAAATGTGGTAAAAAAAATCAATACCTTGGAATTGAGCCAAAGTTCTGTAGTTTTTGTGGTGGAAACTTCAGCGCTACGAGTTCAAAAAACATAAGCAATAGTGTAGAAATTAGTGAAGAGCTTAATGATTTTGAGAGTGATTCTAATTTTGTCCCAAATATTAGAAAGTTAAATTACACAGTCTCCCCGATGCAAAGAAAAACATTCTCGGCTGAGGAGATATTTGGGCCAAAACAGAATGAAGAAGAGGGGACGACCTAGAAAAATAACATTTATTGAGAGTTTTGAAGAAGTAGAAGCCTGTGTAGAGAAAAGGAGGGGTAAGTGGTTTCTAAATGCCATTAGCTGGATATCGTGGGAAGATATAAAGTCAATAATATTAGTGCATATTGAAAAAAAATGGTCTTTGTGGGATCAAAAACGCCCTATGAAGCCATGGTTGAATAGAATCATATCTAATCAGCTTAAAAATTTATTAAGAAATTATTATGGAAATTTTGTTAAACCCTGTGTTCAATGTCCATTTAATTCTTCTGGAGCTCAAGATAATTATAATGATAATGAAAATTTTTGCAGCTGGACAAAATCGGGGCTCCAAGATAAAACATGTCCATTATATAAAAAATGGCTTGTAGGAAAAAAAAGCTCTTTTGATATAAATTTGGCAGCCACAATAACAGATAAAGAAGATAGAATTACATGTTCTAATGGTTTTAATTTAGATTTATCTGCTCAAAGATTGCATGAAGCTATGGAGCTCAAGTTAACCCCTAAGCAATTTAAAATTTACGAAATGCTTTATATTCTTCATCTACCACATGATGAAATAGCTAAGAAATTAGGGTATATCTCTAATGAAAAAGGTAGATCTGCAGGTTATAAACAAATTAAAAATGCAGAAAAACAATTTAAAATTATTGCAAAACAAGTGATTAAAAAACAAGATATATTATGAAACTTACAGAAATACAAGCTAATTTTATAATTGAGAATTATGATAGGGTTCCTGACCTAATAGAATTAACCCGATTGACATTCAATGATGAAAGCTTAGATGGAAGAACAAAAGAGGGGAGAGCTGTTAGAAAATTTTTGGTTGATAGAGAGTTAAATTACAATACAACAAAAAAAGAAAAAAAAGAAGATATAACATTCTCTCAAGAACAGAAAGAGTTTATGATTCAATATGCGAAAGAAGGAATGACGGCTTATGAAATTTCAAAAATTATTTTTCCAGAAATAAATGTAACTAATTTAAGTAAAGAAGTTACCGAGGTTGCTAAATTCATCGAAGATGTTGACTTCAGGTTATTACATTCCTCAGAAACAGCCTTAAATAGCCAATATTTTGCCCCTAAATCAATCTCTAGGGTAGTTAAAAAGGTAAATGAATACTGCCAAGAGGATCTAGATGAAAAAAAGCTAAATAGAGGCGATTTAGACAATTTAGAAAGTTCGATGAAATTTCTTTCGGCTCCTCGTTTTATTCAAGTTATTAATACTTATACATCTGGAGATGATAGAAAACTCTTTGAGGCTGAATATATAAGATCTGTATGGGATAAACCAGACTTAACAAGTGATGAATTAAATTTATATATAAATGTTTGTATGGATTATATACATTTAAAAAATATCAGTAAAGCAATAGATAAATTAAATCGCATGTTTGAAGAATGTGAAGACCAACAAGATATGACTGTTAGATTAGCGGAATTATTAAAAACAAAGAGCGAAGAATATAATCAATGCGAAAAGAGGCAAGAAACATTAATCGCGCGTTTAAATGGTGATAGAAAAGAGCGTGTCAAAAATAAACATAAAGATAATGCATCTATATTATCGTTAGTGAAGGTGTTTCAAAATGAAGAAGATAGAACTAGAATGGTAGAGATGGCAGAAAAACAAAAATTATTAATAAAAGAAGAAGCTGATTCGCTTGAGAGAATGGATAGCTGGAAGGCTAGAGTTTTAGGTATTAGTAAAGAAGATGCAATTTAAAACTGATTATAGTTTGTGGGGTGAACGTTATTATACCACTCAATTAGCTCTAAATCTCTTTAAAAGCTATGGGTTGACTTCTATTGTTCAAGTTGGGGGTCAGGTAAGAGATTTCGAGTATTCACCTATAGATTTTTATTCAGTATTGGGAGAATTTATTGAAGACATAGAAATGGGCACTTATGAATTTTATTTAGATACTAATAATATTAGTCAAAGTAGATTAAATAACATAAAATCAACATTATATAAAAATTATGATATTAATAAAGTATCTATATCTACTGATATAAAATTAAATCATTCAAGTAATATAGATTTATTAATAATAAATGATATAACATATCCAATAAAAGAAATTAAAAATAAGATAGACAAAAATATAACAACATTAGAATGTCTAAATATGTTAAAAGGATATCCAGAAGAAGACATGGTAAAGCATTTTGGTAACTTAATAGAACCTTGTCAAAAACGAGTTTTAAAGCAGTATAATACCTTTAAACCAAATCTAAGTAAGCATTCTATCGTGTTACTCGAAGGAAACGATTATCCTGGCGGCTCTCAAACTCTTCTTGCCAAGAGGCAATTGGAGAGTGATGGATATATATGTTTATTAAATTTAAAACAGTCAGTGTGGGTTAGACGTTGAGTATAACATGTAAAATATGCGGGTCAAAATTTAAAAGTGAGCGTTCTCTCCACACTCATATAAAAGCTCATGGAATTTTGCTTTCTGAATATTATACAACATATTATCCTAGATATAATTTATATACTAATGAATTAATTCCTTTTAAAAATAAAGATCAATATTTTTCTACTTATTTTTCGAATAATGTTGAATTAGAAAAATGGGCAGCGACAGCTGACCATGAACATGTTCAACAAATATTATTAGATATATTACAAAAAAGAATAATTAGCAAAAATTTGCAATACGCGCCAAATCATTTAGAATTAAAATTACTTAATTTACCTGAAATAGAAATATATAAATTATATTTTAAATCCTACAGCGAAGCCTGTAGGAGGCTCCAAGTGGAGCCATTATTAAATAAAATTATTAAAAGTAAATTTTTAAAAGAAAATAAAAATTTAAATGACATAGAGATATTGATTGACACTAGAGAGCAAACTCCATTAAAGTTCCCTAATTCTAGACTTCAAAAATTAGACTTTGGAGACTACACGGCATCAGGAGAGGATTATAAACATACATACATTGACAGGAAAAGTGAAACAGATTTTAAATCTACTATGACTGTAGGGTTTGAAAGATTTAAAAAAGAACTTGAAAGAGCTGTAGCTTTCGACTCATTTTTATATATTGTTGTGGAAAGTTCTATTGAAAAAATTATTAGAAATAATTCCTTTTCTCCGCATAAATCAAATTTAACTTTTGTATGGCATCAAATGAGAGTATTATCTCATGAGTTCCCTAGAAGTTGTCAGTTTATATTTTCAGGGGGGCGAAAAAGATCCGAAAACCTAATTCCAATACTTCTTGAATATGGACCTGAAATGTGGCACTGCGACATACAATACTATATAGATAAAAGAATTTTAAAAATATGAACACAAAAGAAATAAAAATAGTATTAATAGATCTAGATAGAACTATATGGAGATTTGACAGTTGGGCTTCAAAGATTTTATCAAAACAACAAGTTGAAAGCATGTTGATGCCGAATGCTGTAGATGTAATCAAATCTTTAAAGAATAAAGGTTATAAAGTAGGAATAGCTTCAGCAAGTCCAGCTGCAGAGATCTGTAAAAATTATTTATCATATATCTTTGAAAAAAAATTTTTTGATATTATCGTAATTCATCCCTCTTATCCATCTAAAAGATATCACATAGAAGAAACTAAAAAAAAGTTTAATTGTGAATATAAAAACATATTATTAATAGATGATCTTCAAACAATTATTGACGATGCTAATGAAGTTGGTATAAAAACAATTCATACTCCATCTGGAATATCACAAGAAGCAATACAACAAATAATTTAAATGGCTTGGGAGCAACCACACAAAAAGAAAAAGAAAGAGGATATCAATGATATCCTAAAATCTAAACAAGGTTTTCTAGAAGAAAGGGAAGCTAAGATATTGTTGTATAAATTTTTGAAAGAGAATGTAACTTTCAGTACTAATTTAATTGCAGGGGTGGATTTGTTTCCATTTCAACATATGGCTATAAAAGCAATGTTTGAGAGCGATTACTTTTTGGGTATATGGTCTCGTGGTATGTCAAAATCCTGGACTACTGGAATTTTTGCCTTCATGGATGCAATAATGAATCAAGGGGTAGATATTGGTATACTTTCTAAATCATTTCGACAAGCAAAAATGATTTTTAAAAAAATTGAAGATATCGCTGCTAAACCAGAAGCCAAATATTTATCAAATTGTATTACAAGAGTTTCCAAGCAAAATGATGAATGGGTTATGGAAATAGGCGACAGCTCTATTCGAGCATTACCTTTGGGAGATGGATCAAAACTTAGAGGGTTTAGGTTTCATAGGATTATTATCGATGAGATGTTACTTATGCCAGAGAGAGTTTATAATGAGGTTATCGTCCCATTCTTGTCTGTTGTTCAAAATCCAAAAGAAAGAGAAGATATGTACAATCTTGAAACAAAGCTAATAGCTAGCGGAGAAATGAAAGAAGAGGATAGATATGTTTGGCCTAACAATAAGCTAATTATGCTTTCGTCTGCAAGTTATAAATTTGAGTATCTATATAAGCTTTACGAAAACTTTGAGCAATCTATATTAAAAGAAAATGAAAATGATAACGCTTCTAGATCTATTATGCACTTCTCTTATGACTGCGCTCCAAAACAACTATATGATCAGAATTTGGTAGAACAAGCGAAGTCAACCATGAGTCAAAGTCAATATGATCGAGAATTTGGTGCAATTTTTACTGATGATAGCTCAGGCTATTTTAAGATTTCAACAATGAAAGCTTGCACCGTAGAAGAAGGTAGTCATCCGAGTGTCGAGGTGAAAGGAGAAGAAGGTGCTAAATATTTATTGGCATTTGACCCAAGTTGGGCTGAATCAGAAAGCTCTGATGACTTTGCCATGCAGGTATTTAAATTACATCCAGAAAAAAATACTTGTACATTAGTTCATGTTTATGCAATGGCTGGAGAAAGTTTAAAAAATCATATACAATATTTTAATTATATATTAAATAATTTTAATATAAAAGCTATTGTAGGCGATTATAATGGTGGTGTACAATTTATTAACGCTCTACAAGAAAATATTGAATTCAAAAACTCAAAACATAAAATCAATATTATTGAAACAGAATTTGATGATATAGAAAATTACCAAAAATCACTATCAAAAGCTAAAAGAGAGTTTTCTAACGAAGGAATACCTTGCTGCTTAAGGAAGCCTACATCAGATTGGATCCGAAGAGCCAACGAATTGCTTCAAGCAAATTTTGACCATAAAAGAGTTTGGTTCGCATCAAGAAGTATAAATGAACATTTTCAATCCCAGAGAAGAAAGCAAATCCCGATTCAAAAACTGAGATTTATGAATTTTAATGATGATGAAATTAGCCAAACAGATGGGGCTAAAATGATTGATTTTATAGAACATCAAAATGATATGATATCATATACTAAAGGGCAATGCGCTTTGATTGAAGTGAGATCATCTCCACAAGGAACTCAAACATTTGATTTGCCATTAAATTTAAAAAAGACTACTGGGCCAAGTAAAGCGAGGAAAGACTGTTATTCTGCTTTAGTTTTAGGTAGTTGGATGGTTAAAATATACCATGACATCAAAAACTATAAACAAGAAAATCATTTAACTTTTGCCCCAATGTTTATAAAGTAACTTTAAAAGTCACTTTTAAACTTTTGCGTGTAATCATAAAGTAACCCAGCCATGAGTAAAAGAAAATATACAAAAAAATCAAGCTACTGGAATAGATTTGAAAAAAAAGATGTCGCACAGGAGCAAAGTTCTTTTGAGCCTATAATGTGTGGAGATAATTATTATGTTAGCGAAGCTTCAAGTAAAACAAAACCTCAGCTGTTCGAATCAAAAGCTAGTTGTGGCGGGCCAATAACAGATGCTCTTCGATCAGCAGATTCAAGCAGTAAATCTAGAGGGAGATTAGGCTCAAGAATTAAAGCGGATAAATTTAAAAATATATCTGAAGGTATACTACCTTATAATGTAAGTGTTGATGGTATTGATGTAAGGGAAACTATAGAGTTATGCCAAAAAGCTTATGCGAATATACCAATATTCCGAAACGCTATCGATGTTATGTCAGAGTTTTCAAATTCTGAAATATACTTAGAAGGTGGCAGTGAAACTGCAAGAAAGTTTATATATAAATGGTTTGAAAAAATTAATCTATGGAAATTAAAGGATCAATATTTTAGAGAGTACTATAGAAGTGGGAATATATTTTTTTATCGAATAGATGGAGAGTTTAATAAAAAAGATCTGTTAAATCTAAATAAAGTCTATGGAGCTGAAGGAAATAAGTTTTTAGAGGATGGTAAAATACCTGTTAGATATATATTATTGAATCCATACGATATAACAGCAAACAGAGCAACATCTTTTGACTCTGGGGCTTATAAAAAAATATTATCAGAATATGAGTTAGAAAGATTAAGAAATCCCGCCACAAAAGAAGATCAAGATATATTCAACTCTTTTGATTTAGAAACTCAAAAAGCAATTAAAAAAGGGCAGTTCAATACCACAGGAATACTTGTGCCATTAGATTCAGAAAAATTAATTTTTTCATTTTATAAAAAACAAGATTATGAACCTTTTGCAATCCCTTTTGGATTTCCAGTGTTAGATGATCTGAACTGGAAAATAGAACTTAAAAAAATTGATCAGGCTATAAGTCGAACAATAGAAAATGTTGTACTGTTAATTACAATGGGGACGGAACCAGATAAAGGTGGAATTAACCCCCATAGTTTAAGTGCTATGCAGTGCTTGTTTCAAAATGAAAGTGTTGGTCGAGTATTAGTTAGCGACTACACGACAAAAGCTGATTTCGTAATGCCTGATGTGAACAAAATACTAGGGCCTAATAAATACGAAATAGTAAATCAAGACATTAGAGAAGGATTGCAAAATATTATTGTAGGTAAAGAAAATTATTCTAGCACACAAATTAAAGCTCAAATTTTCTTGGAAAGATTGAAAGAAGCGAGAAACGCTTTTATTAATGATTTTATCATGCCTCAAGTAAAAATACTTTCTCGAAAAATGGGATTTAAACAATACCCAACAGTGAAATTTCAAGAAGTGGATATTAAAGACGAAGTTCAATTTCAAAGAGTTATAACACGACTTCTGGAAATAGGAGTACTCTCTCCAGAGCAAGGTATGCAGGCGATAAGGACAGGTATTTTCCCTCATGCAGATGAATTAGAGCCAGCTCAAGAAAAATACTTAGATGACAGAGAGAAAGGTATGTACAATCCCTTAATTGGGGGAGTGCCTTTGGTTGAAGCTCCTGGAGCTGAAGAAGAGAGAGACCTCAAGGAAAAACAGATTAATAAATCCGCCAACCAAAAACAAGTGATTAAAACAGATCAACAGCAAAAAAATAACCCACCGAAAGAAGTTGGAAGACCAACGGGTGCTACAGCCAACCAACTATATTCAAGGAAAGATATTCAGTCTACCATTCAATCAATAGAAAAACTAAGATCTTTAGGTTTGTCAGAATTAAAATCAAAATTTAAAGTTAAAAGATTAAGTAAAGATCAAAACAATATTTTAGACAAGTTAATAGAGTCTGTTGTTGTATCCAACTTAAGTGAAGATTGGGAGGAAAGCATAAAAGCGTGCGTAAAAGACCCAGAAAGTATTGACAAGTTAACCAGCCTTCAAGAAATACTAGAAATATCAGCCAAGCATCAATTATCTGATTACCCGTCAGCAATTCTTTTTCACAGCAGAGAAAAACCTGTGTAGTATAAAATATGAGAAAATATATAAATATAGATCTTTCTGAAATAATAAATGCTAAAAGTTTATTCTGTCCTGATTGTGGAAGTGAAGAATTGATTTCTGAGGAAATATGGGCTGAAGAAAAGAATAAAGGTAAAACTTTAAATAAGCCATTCAGAACTCCAAAGGGGCCTAAGAAATTTTCTGTTTATGTAAAGAATGACAAAGGGAATATTGTAAAAGTGAACTTCGGAGATCCAAACATGGAAATTAAAAGAGATGATCCTGCAAGAAGAAAATCTTTTAGAGCTAGGCATAACTGCGGAAACCCTGGGCCAAAATGGAAAGCTAGATACTGGTCTTGCAGGCAATGGCGAGGAGGTTCAAAAGTTGAAGGTTCTTTAGAGGAATTTACAGAACAAGATCTTGAAGATATTTTACTCGATGAAATGGACGAATCAGAAGGTAAGAAAAATAAACCTGGACTCTGGGAAAACATTAGAAGAAAGAAAAAAAGGATGGGGAAAAACTACAAACCAGCTAAACCTGGAGATAAAGATTACCCTGATGAAAAGTCTTTAAAAAAAGCTCAAAAAAACTCAAAAGAAAAAAAATAAAATGCCATTGAAAGTTGGAGAGGGGTTTATTAAGATGGTGGAGTATAATACATATGGATTGAGGAGATCAGGTAATCACATGATCATAGAATGGATACTTTCGCATTTTGAATATGGTTATCATAAAAATGCAATTACAAATGGTAAAGTAGGGCAACATGTTACTTGGTTGGGTGGTAAAATTGAGTTAAAGAAACCACCAGATGGGAAATATGATGTTTTAATTTCCTCGTATGAGGATGTCGCACCTACACATATTTTAGATAATGATATTATTATCCTTAGAGATTGGTATAATATATGGGCATCTAGGATAAAATCGAATAGAGATACTTGTTGGGGTGGTAAGTGTGATGAAATATATTTAAAGTATTGTATGTTATATGATAAATACCCTAATAAGTTCATTTTATATAATAAATTAGTTTCAGATAGTGATTATGCAATGAAGGTAGAAAATAGATTTGGTTGGTCACATAAAGTAGTACCTACTGGGTTGCCAAACTCTGGTATTGGCAAGGGATCATCATTCACGGGTGGTAGTCTGAATATTAATGAGGTTAATGGTAGATATCATTCAATTGCAAAGTCAAATCCAAATAAATGGAAAGATGTCATTAAGAATGATGAGATTAATGAATATATGAGAAATATTTTTAACATAGATATAGTATGAGACATAGAGAACCTTTAACAAACCAGCTAAACCTGGAGATAAAGATTACCCTGATGAAAAGTCTTTAAAAAGCTCAAAAAAACTCAAAAGAAAAAAAATAAAATGCGATTGAAAGTTGGAATGAACGAAAAAGAAATTGAATTTCTTTTAGAAACGACAAAAAGCATTAATACTTACTTTGAATACGGATGTGGAGGTAGTACGGTTTTTGTATACGACAATTCTTCGGCAAAGGTTCGCACAATAGATACTGATAGAAAATGGTTGGATAAAGTTGAAAAAATAATTCAAGATGAAAAAAGATTCAAGTTTGAGCATATTGATTTAGGGCCCACCCATTCGTATGGCTACCCCACCGATGAGGCAAGAAAAAATTTGTGGCCTACATACAGTCAAGCGATAAACAATGCAGAAGATATACCAGAGGTTGTATTAATAGATGGAAGGTTTAGAATAGCTTGCGCTCTAGCCACAATAAAATACTCTAAAGATATGGGGGTAGACCCAATCGTATTAATACATGATGCTAAAAGGTATTTATCTGAATTAACTTTGGAAAAAAAATATTTTAGTATAGTTAAGAGTGTAGACTCGCTCTGTATGTTAAAGATTAGTGATGATATCGATTTATTAGAATTAAATAATGATTACGATAAATACCGATACATTACAAGATAAAAGTTTTTCATTTTAAAAATAAAATTGTGTAACAATTACAACATTGTTATGAATTTTAAATATAAAACAAAGTTTTCTTCAGAAGTTAAAGCTTCACAAATTAAAAAAAATAAATTTTTACAAGAATCTATAGCTTCAATAAGTGATTTGTCTCCACTTAAAGAATTAATCAAAAGTGGTGATATAGATTATGATAAAAATATTGATATTGTTGGCTTAGCTTTTAATGGCGCGTTGATTAATAAATTTAATAGAAATGGAGATGGTATCGATACCACTACAGCTAAAAAAATTAAAGATTATTTTATCCATAAACCAACAAATATAGAGCACAACAAAAAACAAATCGTAGGGCATATCATTTCTTCAGCTTTTTCTGATTTGCAAACTAATGAAATAATAACTGATATTGATAGTTATGGGCTTGATGTTTTTAATTTATCTTTCGGCTCTATATTGTATACTCATACTCATCAAGATTTTGGCGACATAGTTAAAAAATCAATAGATCCTCAAGATGAGTTATACATGAGTGTTTCTGCGAGTTGGGAACTTGGTTTTAATGATTATGTAATTGCTGTTGGTAGTGAAAACCTCAAAGAAGCTGAAATTGTTGAAGATCCAAAAGTAATATCTGAGTTATCAGAATTCCTAACTTCTTTTGAAGGAGAAGGAAAGATGGAAGACGGAACTCCTGTTTACAGGTTAGTTGTTGGAGAAGTTTATCCTTTAGGAATCGGATTCACAACTAATCCAGCTGCAGATGTGAAGGGTATAATCTTGGCGGAAGAGAACGAAAATCAAGATAAAGACCTACACCAGGAAAAAGCTTCTGATAAAAAAAAATTAAAAAAAATTTCACAAAGCGAAAAAAATAATGTAACAGAGTCTATAAATATAATTTCTACAACTATGGAAAAAAAAGAATTAATGGAAGATTTTAAAGCTTTGCTTGAAGAAAAGATGCCTGAGCATAACTTTTCTCAAGAGGCTGTTGCTAACATTGGAAGAGTAATTGGAGATGCAATTAAATCCAAAAGTGAGCAATATGAACAAGAATTATCCGATCTTGCTAATCAAAAGAAAAGCCTTGATGAAGCGGAAGCTCGGATGAAAAAAGATATCGAAGAGCTTAAAACTCAGCTTGAAAACTCTGAAGCTAGTGTTGAGTCTCTAAAGAATGAAATTTTAGAAACGAAAAAGGATTCAGCATTCAATTCCAGAATGGAAGAAATTGAAGCGAATTATGACCTTTCTGATTCGGATAGAGAGCTTTTAGCTAAAGAAGTTGGATCTCTCGATATCGAAGATTCTTCGTTTGATGAGTATAAAGAAAAAATTTCTGTAATGTGGGCTCATAAAAATAAAGAGTACATTGAAGCAAAAGAAAAAGAATTTCAAACAAGATTGGAAGAAGAAGTTAAAAAACGTATCTCAGGAGAGAGCGAAGCTTCTTCAGAAGAATCTGAGAATGAAGTTAATGTAGAAGAAGCTTTGGCTAGCGCTAAAGAAGAAGAAGTTATTCCAAATAACAACACTGAATCTTCAGAAGAGCCACAATCTTTAAGAGAAAAATTTTCAACAGCATTCGCTAAAGAAAACTTAACAATAACATTTTAATATTTAACAAAACACAATCATGCATAAATTATTACCATTTAGACAATATGATGAAAATGACGTTATCGGTCTTTTTAATTTAGATGTGTCCTCAGTTAAGGCTTCAAAATATACAGCCTTAAGTCCTGATGACATAACTTTCTCAAAAGGAGGTAACTGGAGTGGAACAGCTGTAGTAAATAACAGCAGTACTAAACTAACCCTTGGAGGCGACGAGCCTACCCGCACATATGATGATTACCTTGGTAAAATCGGCGGAAGCAATCAAGGAGAATACGCATTAAAGCAAGGAAGTTTTTATCCAACTGCAGCTCATGATGTTACTGTAGCTGCGGCTGAGGCCCAAATTTTAGGAATTACATTGCGTGCTACAATGGCATGGGATGAAAATGATGAAAAGCTTCTTTATTACCCAGTAAAGAAAGATGAGTTTCAAGCCGTTCTCCCTGGAGAAACTGTGCCTGTAGCGACTCGTGGATTTTTCACAATAACAGTTGGACTAGCTGCTAGTGGAGCTGGAATTGTTGATGCAACAGAGTTAGGTAGCGCTTCAGCTATTATACCAGGAGCTAATTTGCAGGCTGCTGCTGATGGAAAACTTGGAATTGCTGGTTCTGGTAAACCTGTAGTTGGAAGAGTGCTTGCGACAGGAAAGAATGCAGGCAAGAATGTTGCTTTAGTTAAAATTGGATAATCAAAAAGAAAGATAACAATAATGAATATTACTTTAACAAGAACACAAGAACAAGTCGAGCTTATTAAAGCTATGGCTTCAAAGAACAGAAATGTCGCTCAAGAAGCTCAAGCTGCTGCTGCTGAATTTATTTCCCCAGTATTGGCTGAAGTTATAAATAACGCACCTTCTTTGAGTAACATGTTTAATAGTTTCTCTTTTAATGAGGATGATAACCCTTCTATTCCATTGGATCTTTACCATGACATTACAGATGAAGATTATATTGAGATTTATACTCAAAATACTCCTGGTGGATTGCCTTCAAACAACATTGCTCCAACACATAGTGAATTGAAATTCACAACCTATAGGTTGGAAACCGCTTTGGATTTTGATCGCAGATATGCTGCTCGCTCTCGTCTAGATGTGGTTAGCAAGACATTTTCTCGTTTAGCTCAAGAATTGATGCTTAAACAGGAAGTAACATCTGCCAACTTAATCTTAGGAGTTTTAGCTAATGCTCAATCAGAGTTTTCTTCAGGTGGATCTTCAAATAAAAAAGATCATGTTATTCAATCTGTAAATGCTGACCAATTCTTGCTCGCTGATGTAAATCGTTTGATTACTCATGCAAAGCGCATTAATACAGCTTGGAATAAGGGCACTCCAGTAACTCAAAATCGTGGAGTTACAGACTTACTTATTTCTCCTGAAATTATGGGTGAAATTCGTGCTATGGCTTACAACCCCATCAATACTCGTGGTCTTGATACTACATTAACAGTTAGCCCTCAGACTGCTGATACTAGAGGTGGAACAGCTACAGATCCAGTAACAGCTGGAACAGTTTCAAGTACTGGCGCAGGTGTTATTCCTGCAACTGAGCAGATGCGTAATCAGTTATATTCTAATGCTGGGGCATCTGAGCTTTATGGAGTTTCCTTTACTGAGTTGAATGAACTTGGTGATGGTCAGAAATTCAATGATGTTTTTGCTACAGTAGCTACTGCAGCTAGTAAAAACTTTGGTCATGGAGGCTCAGCATTTGCGAGTGCTACTGATCAAATTATTATTGGTATTGATAGATCTAGAGAATCATTAATGAGAGCTGTAGCTCTTGACTCTGAAACAGGTCAAGAACTCAGACTTGCTGCTGATGATCAATACACCGTTCGCCAACAAAAGATCGGATATTACGGATCTATTGAGGAAGGAAGAATGGTTCTTGACTCTAGAGCTCTTACTGGTATTGTAGTTTAATACTTACAAAAAGTACTGGCTATTTAAAAAATCCACCCTTCGGGGTGGATTTTTTTATTCACAGATTTATTATAAAAGTGTAACCAAATACAATATTTCATGAAAAAAAGAAAAGCCAATACAAAAAAAGAATTAAAATACATTGATGGCAAAAGCCATGAAAACAGTAACTCAATTAATGGGGTGAGGAGTTTAGAAGATCTTATGCGCACACCAGGCACATATGAAAAATTTAAAAGCTCAAGTGAAGAAGAGTTTGATGAAAAAATAGCATCAATGTCTTTACCAGAGCTTCAATCCTTAGCTGTAGGAGCTGGCGTTTTCCCTTCTGGGAACAGAACAACGTTAAAAAATAAATTAAAAAAAGAGTTTAAGAAAGAAAAATTCTCTGGTAAAGGTAGGGTTTTTTCTAGTTCTGCGCCAATTCTAGATAAATCAAAATTATCTAAAGAGCAAAAAAAACTTTTTAACTTAAGTTAAACTTAATTATGAGATGAGTCAAATTCATGATATCGCTCGAAAAATATATTCTACAGAGTTTTATGACGATTCATCTAAAGATGGTGGAAAAAACTTAATCAACTCTATTTCTGCTTGGCTTGAGACGAATATAGGCCAGCTTAATATATTAATACATTCAGAATATCGGGTTACTGAAAACCTTGATGTTTGTCCTAGGTTAGGTCCAGAAGAAATAGCTATATTTATTCAGTTATATTTAAAAGAATATTATAAGCGAAAAAGTCAAGCTGTACTTAAGAATGTTACAGAAAGCGATGTCAGTACTGGCGAATCATCTTTTTCAATGTCTGATTGGATTGAACTGAGAGAAGGAGATTCTCAGATAAAAAGACAGTCATTAATTTCAACGCCTCAACAAAAAATTCAAGCAGCTCAAGCTTATAAAAGCATATCTGCAGAAGCTGACGTAAAAATAAAAGAGTTTGTTCAATATTATAATATATATAAATCTTTACCTAGACAAGTTCTTGAAGAAGGTTTTTCAGGAAAAGCTTCTTGTTTAAATAACAAACATGGATGCGAAACTGAAGAATATAAATGTTATACAAAAACTCAAACAGAAACAGTATTTTATACTCCAACAAAAACTCATGAGTGTCACGAGGGTCACACTCCAACGATAACTGAGACGGAAAAAAAAACTGTAGTTAAAACCAACACTGAAACCGAAACAGATACATCTACTAATACTGAGACTCAAACAGAGACTATAACCAATACTGAGACTCAAACAGGTACATCTACTAATACTGAGACTCAAACAGATACATCTACTAATACTGAGACTCAAACAGAGACTATAACCAATACTGAGACTCAAACAGATACATCTACTAATACTGAGACTCAAACAGATACATCTACCAACACTGAGACTCAAACAGATACATCTACCAACACTGAGACTCAAACAGATACATCTACCAACACTGAGACTCAAACAGAGACTATAACCAATACTGAGACTCAAACAGGTACATCTACTAATACTGAGACTCAAACAGAGACTATAACCAATACTGAGACTCAAACAGATACATCTACCAACACTGAGACTCAAACAGAGACTATAACCAATACTCAGACTCAAACAGATACATCTACCAACACTGAGACTCAAACAGAGACAT